GCACATCTGACAATTCTGGGAGGCTGAAAAATGTTTATTGCTATGGCATTATAGAATTATGGATTCCGTAGCGATAAATTGATTGTTGATAGGGCAATAAATCTCCGGAATTTATTGGGTGTGGAGCCGAATGGATTCCGGAGGTTTTTTATGGTGGAAAAAGATGTAGAAATGTTTCTGGAGGCGTGCGAGTTAAAGGGACTGAGCATGAAGACGATTGGAAGCTACGAGCAGACGTTGAGGTTGTTCATGCAACATTTGTACAAAAATGGAATTGAGCGCACGGAAAATGTTACGCATCTGACGATTCAGGGATACATTCAGGAGATTCGGAGGCGGGGAAAGTATACCGCTGTGACGAATCAGGATGCCAGAAATTATCCGGAAAACCGTCCGGACTACGGAAAACAAGTCTCAGATGTGACGATCAACAACTACCTGCGGAATCTCAGAGTGTTTTTTAACTGGTGTGTCGATGAGGATATTCTTCGGAAATCGCCGATCAAGCGTGGCGACTTTACGAAGACAGATCACAAGCCGCTGGAATTTATCTCAGATGACGACTTCAAACGGCTGTTGAGAGCGCTGGATATTTCCAAATTTAGTGAGTACAGGGACTTTGTGATTGTTCAGCTGCTTCTGGACACCGGTATGAGAATCAGCGAATGTCTGATGATCAAAGTCAATGACCTGAATTTGGTAAAACGGTTCATCTGGCTACCTGCGAAAAACACGAAAGGAAAACGAGGCAGGTCGGTATTCTTTTCAGAGAAGATGGCAGGGCAGATTCGGAAGTGGATCAAGTACAAAGACCGCTACCGTGACAGCGATTTTTTATTTTGTACAAACAAGGGAAAGTCACTACAGGCAAATAATTTTGAAGCCAACGTCCGAAAGTACGCTAAGAGAGTTGGTTTGAAGAACGTTCATCCGCATGTGTTCCGGAACAACTTTGCAAAACGGTTCCTGATGAATGGCGGAGATATTTACACCCTGAGCCGGATTCTGGGGCACAGCAGCGTGACCGTGACAGAACAGGCTTATCTTGACCTGACACAGGAGGATCTGGCAGAGCTGTACCGCAGGCACAGTCCTCTGAAAAACATGAGATAACGCTGAAAAGCTCGGATTTTCCGGGCTTTTTCTTTTATGAATTCTATTCTAGATTAAACGATAGATTTCAAAATGGGCAACGCTTCACCCAGAATAAAACAAAACAGGACGCAGACGACAGTTTTTTCCAGTAGTATTCCTTTGAACTCAGCGTGGGCTGAGAAATAGTGCAAAGGAGTCTACTTTATGAAAAACTGTAACGAAATCATGCGGGGCGAACGGGCGGAGCTATCGAAAAAGAATCCTTATTATATTTCAAAGCATCGGTATTACGAACTGAAACATTTTTGCCGACAATACGACGAATGGAAGCGCGCATTGGTACGCATCGACGGATGGAAAGCGTTTCCGGAAAGCACGGGAGCAATCGTCAATGCAACACCCTCGAACCCGACAGAGCAAATGGCGATGGCACGAGCATTCTATTCGAGTAGGGTCGATCTGCTGGAGCACTGTCTGGGCGAACTGGAACCAGCAATCGCACCTTATATTCTGCGCGGCGTGACAGAAGGACATTCCTATGAAGCCCTCCGGATCAAGGGGTGCCCATGCTGCAAGGATACTTACTACAACAACTATCGCAAATTCTTCTGGATCCTCAGCCGGGAGCGGGCATGACGCGAAAAATACAGGCTCCTTTATGGACGAAAGTTCACGAAAATTTGATTATGTAAAGGAGATTTTACTATGTTTAAGGCAAAAAAGACTATTATGTACATTGACGTGAAGGGTGTTGACGATATGACTGATCGTCGCGATCTTATGAGAGAAGTCATCCGCAGAAACTGCGATGTTGACAGTCGAATCATTGATTCACTGGTAGACAAGCTGGGAAGCTGTGGTGATAAGGATCATAAGAAATGCGAGTATCAGCTCAGGCTCGAAAACTATGACCTGGGCGGCATTGCACGAGACTTTGAGCTGCTGAAGAAAGCAGGAATCATCGAGCATGTAACCAAACCGACGAACTACATCGTTTTATAAAGGCGAGAGCCGTGGAGAAATCTGCGGCTCTTTCTTTTTATCTGGACGCGAAAAATTCAGCTGCCTTTATGAAAGGTGGTATGTTGATATGTTTAACTTGATTATCTGGATCTTGATCGTTGTGATTCTGGTCAGACTGGCAAAGCTGATCGGAGCAAAGACAAACGAGGTGAAAAGCAGAACAAAGAAGAAACACTGATCAAAATGGAGCTTGTGAGAAATCACAGGCTCTTATTTTTTTTTTTTTTTACGCAGACGCGAAAATTTCACCTTCTATTATGGAAAGAAATAAACAATTTTAGGAGGTATTTACTATGCTGAAGAATATTGTGAAGGGTTTTGAGGAAATGATGAACTCTATTATGGCCGCATTTAACGAGGCGTATAACGACAAGTATGCAGGCTGGAATGAGGGCGAAGAACTCCTCATGCTGAACGATGTTCGGTGTGGTATCCGCTGATGGATTCTGACCGGAAAACGGGCGTATGGAAACATGCGCTCTTTTCTTTTTTCTATTTTAGAATAGGGCGTAACGAAGCAACGCGAAATTTTCCCTGTGCTTTATGGAAGGATGTCTTCCGAATATGAATAAAGGAGATTGAAACTATGGGCTACCGAGTAAAAACAAATTACGACAGAGGCTATGTGAACGCAATGGACAAGGTCCGCGTGTTTATCGAAAGCAATCAGAAAGTCATGTATGTGAATACGGACGAGTACAAGAATGCTAGGAATGCACACTCGGCTTATGCCAATGCGATCGTGTTGCTTCGTGCGAACGGAATTGTGAGAGCAACTCGAAGCAGAAATGACCTGTTTCTGATTCGCAACGACATCTAAGGCGTAGAGAGCTTACGAGAAATCGTAGGCTCTTTTATTTTTGCATCACGCAGAAGACCGTTTTATCCACTACATTATTAAAAGGAGATTTTCAAAATGCTGTACATCTACTATGCTGTGTTATTCGTTGCCATCGTTCTGGGGCTGCTCTTCGGGATGGCGCTCTACCGCTGGTTCCATTACCGTGATATTTGCGAAGTGGGGGAGCTGCTGATCGGCGAGGAAGATTCCCCCGACTGGCCCTATCTGAGCCTGAGCCTAGATGAGGAGGTGAAGAATTTTGAAGGCGACAAGTACATCATGCTGCGGGTGCACAAATTGGACCTGACGCGAGAAAAACATGGTGCTTAATGGAGGAAACTCTAATTACTTTGTAAAGGAGAAAATCAAAATGGAAAACTACGAAAACAAAGAATTGCTGAAGGAAGCGGCAAAGCAATCGCTGGAGAGTCTCAAGGACTTGAAACCGGGTACGGAAGAGTACACGAACACGGCGAAGATGGCATTGCAGTTGTACGACATGCAGCTCAAGAGCGACGAGCAGGAGAGCAACCAGAACCTGAAAGAGGATGAGGAACGGCGGAAGGGCCAGGAGGTCATCAACGATCAGGAGAAGGCTGCGAAGGCACGGCGCATTGAGTGGGCGAAGTTTGGCATCAGCTGCCTGGCGTTTCTGGGAACGATTGGTATGACGGTATACGGGTCGATCTGCGAGGCTGGCGGTGTAGTGCCGCTTTCCAGGGCAATGAACGATGGTCTCCATGAGATCAAGAGAGGCTTTACGGACAGAAAGTAAAGGAGGAACCGAGAGGGTTCGTGGCGAAAGCTGCGGGCTCTCTTTATTTTTTATGAGATATCACGACATACCGCCAAAAGAGTGGACGAGCTACTACGGAAGCGTTTACCGATGCAATCACCCGGTGTATCGTGTCTGCACGCTCTACCGGGAACAGGGGAAAGGCCTGTGTGTGATCCAGCAGCGGTACAACGAGAAAACCAAGGCTACTTACTGGAGCGCCATCGACCCCTGGCTGACCGACAAGATCTATCTGCATGAAGGGTTCCGGCAGTATTTTGACAGCCACGCCAAGAAGAAAAACGCAAAGGGCGAGTACCCGACTGTGACCGTACGGCAGATCATGTGGGCACTGCGCATGAAACCCCTCAAGAAAGAACGCTGGGAGACCGTGTTTGACCGGAGTTTGATCTGACAAAGGAGAACTATTATGTGTGAATGCTGTAATGACACTATGACGATTGAAAAACATGAAGCTCATGATACCGTGGAGCTTGAAACCGATGACTATCTTGCCTGGCTAGCCAGAGAAAAACAAAGAATAAACGCGATAAAATCAGCTTATATTATGGAGGTGATTAAGAATGGTACTTATTAACGTTGAAAAGTATTTCAGAGTTCATTGCAGGGCATGCTGCGGCGAACGAATCAAAGAAGAAGCAAAACAACTGGGCGCTTATATTGAGCGGTATGATTACTTTGAAAATAAGCACACAGGTGTTACAAGATTTATATTTGATGCGCATTGCAGCGAAAAAGAATTCAATGAACTTATGAAACATTTCGACGAAGATAAAGAAATCATAACGGTTTTCACTAAATGAGTAAGAGAGCTTACGAGAGATCGTAGGCTCTTTTCTTTTTGCCCAAACGCGAAAAATTCTCCGTGCTTTATGGGATAAAGGCCCAAGAAAAGGAGAATGTAATATGAACGAATCTATTTTTAAGAAAATTTGGAATTATTCGATTACGGTTGGGCAGATGATCATGACGGCAATTGCAATGGCGATTGTAACCGTTATTGTATGGCTGTTGTGTCGGGCATTCCGGCCGTCGAAAGACTGATATTTGACGATAGACCGGTTGAACACAACTTAAGTTGGGCCGTCCCGGAGAAGAGCTGATGCGAAAGCATGGGCTCTTTCTTTTCGGCGCGAAAAATACAGCTTCCTTTATGGAGGTAAGAGGGCTTACATTGAAAGGAGAAATTACTATGATGAAAGCTATTAAGAACTTTATGAACAAACCTATTACTTATGGGGCTTATTTCAAATACTGCACCGTATGTGCAAGCATTAGCTTGGCATTGTGCGGATGGGCGTATTATCAGATGAGCAAACTGAACAATTGGGTTGATACAAAAGACGAAGAGAGCAATCTGGAAGAGGACGAAATCTGAAAGATCGCGCCCTCTTATCTTTTTTATCAAACCGCGAAAAATTCATGTTCCCTTATGGAAGAGATAGCTCAAATGGTAGAGCGCCACTTTCGGGTGGAGGTGTGGACTCGATCTCCACTCTCTTTTTTCATTTTTATTTTTGGAGGTTGAACATTATGGAGGACATTATGCTGATCCGGTCGAGTTTTCTGCGCCGCATCATCTCGCAGATCATCAATAAGATGCTGAAAAAGCAGTTACCCGGTACAGAGGTACAGCTGGGCGAGGTTCAGGCGAACTGGAGCGAAAAAGAGCAGAAGCTGAAGATCCATCTGGTGGTAGATGCAGAGATGACCAAGTCGCAGCTGATGGATATTCTCAAGAAGGCTGATGTAATCTGACGCGAAAAATTCAGTGCGCTTTATGAGATGATTAGTCTCAGAATTATATTTTTGGAGGTACAAAACTATGGAAGTACGTAAAACTTGGAAAAATTGGTATCGTTATGTTGCTGGTGTGACCGGCGGCGGGATTGGCGCTATTGCAGGACTTGCAATCGCAGCATGGGGTGTTTATTACCTCGGCTTCGATGCAGGCGGAAACTGTGAATGTAACTATCTCAGCCAGCTCATGCACAAGCATATGGGTGACGAGATGTACAAGGAAGTAGCAACTTCCATGAACGACGAAATCAACCAGAATTTTGAGAAGATGAATCGCAAATAAATAAGGCTACGAGCCGTGGAGAAATCTGCGGCTCTTTCTTTTTTAAAATGGAGGTCGGACAATGAAACTGACGAAAACATGCGCGAAATTCCTGCGCAAACACGGCGGAACCATCCTGGCGGTGGCGGCATCTGTAGGCGTGGTAGCAACGGCCATTGAAACCGGGCGGGCAACCACGAAGGCAAAGCATCTGCTCGAAGTGGATGAAGCACTGCGAAAATACAACGAAGATGAGCAGGGCGTTGTGGAGGAGCCACCGACAAAGAAACAAATCGCTCTGATATGCTGGAAAGCATACATCCCGGCTGCAATTCTGGGCGGAGGCACCATCGCCTGCATCCTGGGCTCCAATGCGCTGAACAAAAAGCAGATCGCAGGCCTGACCGCGGCGTACATGGCACTGGGAAAGACCTATCAAGAGTATCGCAGGCAGGTGGCAGAGCAGATCGGCGTGGAAGAAGAAAAAGATATTTACAAGGACACGCAGGATGTTCTGGAGACTCCCGCCCCGGCAGGCACAGACGAAGAAAAATTGCTCTGCTACGAGCCTATCTCAAAAAGATATTTCCATGCAACGGAAACGGAGCTGATGGATGCCTTCTACAACGTGAACCGGAACTTTGCGTTGAATGGAGAAGTCTCGCTGAATGACTTCTACTCCTTCCTGCCCGGACTGGACTTTACACCGGAAGGAGATATGCTGGGCTGGTGCGCGGAGTATCTGAGCAACGAGTGGGAATATTACTGGATCGACTTCAACTATGCCCGGCAGACAACCGATGATGGACTGGAAGTGTACTATGTGACAGCATTCCAGGAGCCGATCAAGGAGTATCTGGATTACGACCCGACCAGACGGGAACCATTTTGAATTTTGAAAAGGAGAATGAATATGAAGAAGATCAATTGGTGGAAAGTTGCATCCGTGGCCATGATGGCCGCAAGCGCGATCCTGAGCTTTGGCCACGACCTGATCGAGGAGCAGCGCAGCGAAGAGGAAATGCAGGACATGGTGCGGGAGGAAGTTCAGCGCCAGCTTGCGGAAAAGAACCGGTAAACGCGAAAATTTCAGCCTCCCTTATGGAAGAGATATCCAAACTGACAAACAAAGGAGATTGATATTTATGTACGATCACGACTATTATGCAAAGATGGACGAGGCAATGGTACGCATACTGAAGGCAGTTGCACGTTCAGTAGGATACGGCTTTACAGGGCTGTATCACTATCTGAAGAAGCAGCCGACCAGACTGTACGAGTATATCCGTTACCAGATCCAACTGGAACGCGATGATCAGCGTGAAACAGAAATTCGCTTCGAGAATTTGAAGCAGCACGGACATATCTGAAAGGCGAGAGCTTACGAGAAATCGTAGGCTCTTTCTTTTTATAAATTTTTGGAGGTACGAACATGAATCTGAAAACATTTGCAAAGGCAGTGCGCAGGAGCGCAGGCAAGAACGCATCTAAGATCCTGGGAGGTCTGGCGATCACGGGAAGTATCACGGCGGTCTATTTTGCTGTGACCGCGACCCCCAAGGCCATGATCCTGCTGGACGAGAAAAAGCAGGAGCTGGGCGTGGAAAAGCTGGACGTGAAGACCATTGTCAAGACGGCGGGCCCGGTGTACGTGCCGACTGCGCTGAGCATGGTGCTGTCTGCGGGCTGTGTCATTGGTGCAGTCCATGTGGACGAGCGGCGGAATGCTGCACTGGCCGCGGCGTGCACTCTTTCTGAGAGCGCGCTCAAGACCTATCAGGACAAGGTGCTGGAGGCCATCGGTCCCGAGAAGGAACAGGAGATCCGGGAGACCATTGCACTGGAAAAGATGGCCAAGTGCCCCGAACCGGCAACCATCCAGCCTGCCAAGAACCTTGCCACGGCCGATGTTTCCTACGACCAGCGGGTGAAGTGCTGGGAAAGCCTGACCAACACCTACTTCTGGACGACCAAGGCCATGATCGAAAAGGCCGTCAATGGGGTCAACAAACAGCTGCTCAGCGACTTCCGGGTGAGCGAGAATGATCTGTTCGACTATCTGGGCATCGACCACTGCGTCAACGGTGACCTGCTGGGCTGGGACACGGATTCGGGGCTTAACGTTGATATTTTCTATGCGTCCCGGCTGGACGAGGACGGGATGCCCTGCCTGACGCTGGAGTATCACACGCCTCCGAAGTGGCTGGGCGGCTATTGATATTTGACCAGGCGCGAAAAATTCAGCTTCCTTTATGGAGGTAATACTCCGACATTATAAACTTATATTTAAGAAAGAGGTAACAAAAATGGACGAAATGATGAACATGAACGAAACTACTATGGAGAACGAGACTTCTGTTGAGGTCGTTCCGGAGGAGAATGTTCAGATGATCGATAACGAGGAAACTTCGAGCAACGGCTCGGGCATTGGTCTCGCTGTTGGTGCTGTGGGTCTGGTTGCAGCCGTGGGATACGGACTGTACCGGAAGCACAAGGCCAAGAAGCAGAACAAGGACGAGGAGAAGCCGAAGACCAAGAAGAAGATCGTCTGGCAGAAGCCCTGGAAGATCGAGAATATCGATTCTGCACAGGTGGACGTTCCTGACGAGGACGTTGAGGAAACTTCTGAAGAGAAGTAATGTTAGGTAAGGCGAGAGCCGTGGAGAAATCTGCGGCTCTTACTTTTTTTGTTTTTGAAAGGATGACAACATGGCACAAGTAAACATGCCGAAGAGCAGCATCGGACAGCAGCCTGCCGCAGAGCCTCAGAAGAAGTTCCAGAAGGTCGTCAAGGGAAAAGTGACCCTCAAGGAGCAGAACGATATCCAGAAGATCGCCAACGAGTTCCTGGCCGAGGACCTCAAGACCGTGAAGAACCGCATCGTGGTGGACTATCTGCTGCCCATGCTGAAGAACGGCCTGTGGAGTATTTTTAACTCTGCGGTCAGCATTGCACTGTTTGGCGAGGACCGTTCCCGCGGCTCTTCGAGCAACTACTCCGGCTCCCGCACGCAGCGGAACAGCTATGACACCTACTATCAGGGAGGCTCCGGCAACCGGCAGGGAAATCCGAACCGGGCCGTAGGACGCAGCTTGCAGAACCTGGACTTTGAGTTCCGTGCGGATGCAGACGACACACTTTCCCAGATGTATGATGCGATTCGCCAGTACGGTCAGGTTTCTGTGGGTGACCTGTGGGATCTGATGGGCGTTTCCAACGAGAGCACCGATTACAATTACGGCTGGTACAACCTTGACGGGGCGTTCATCAAGGGCATCCCGGGCGGATATCGTCTGATGCTGCCTCGCCCTGTACCGCTGCGCTGAACAATAAAGAAAGGATTGATATTTATGAAGTTCCTGAAAAAGATCGACAAAACCGAAATCGTGGAAACGATGACCCGTGCTGCATCCAAGTGCGGCTACAAGCTGAAGAAGGCAAGTCCCACCATTATGATCGTTGGCGCTGCCATCGGTGGTGTGACTGCTACCGTGCTGGCCTGCAAGGCGACCATCAAGGCGCAGGATATTATGACCGAGCACTATGCTCAGGTGGAGAGCATCCACACGGCCAAGAAGCAGATCGACGATGGCACGGTCCAGCTGAGCGAGGGCGAGACCTACACCGAGAAGGATTACAAGAGCGATATTACGACCACCTACGTCCAGACCGGCCTGAAGCTGGCAAAGGTGTATGCGCCTGCGGTCACCCTGGGTGCGGTATCTCTGGGCTGCATGTTCGGTTCCCACCACATCATGTCCAAGCGCAATGCGAGCCTGACTGCGGCTTATATTGCTCTGGACAAGGCCTTTGAGGAATACAAGAGCCGTGTATCCGACCGCTTTGGCAGCCGTGTACAGGAGGAGCTGGAGCACAACATCAAGGCTGTGGAGCTCGAGAGCAAGAGCACCAACGAGCAGGGCGTGGAGGAGACCATCAAGGAGTACAAGGACATCGCCATGCAGCACACCAGTCCCTATACCTGCATCTTTGACGAGACCGTGGACACCTGGCAGCCCGACAACATGCTGAACCGCAACTACCTGTTCCTGATGGAGCAGGCAGCAAACAAGCGTCTGCGCACCCAGGGGCACCTTTTCCTGAATGACGTTCTGGCATCTCTGGGCACCCACGGGGGTGTGACCATGAAGACCCCGGAAGGCCAGATCGTGGGCTGGCTCTATGATCCGAACGACCCGACCCGGCAGAGCCACGTGGATTTTGGTGTGACCAACTACGTCGAGGGCGACGAGGCACTGAACAGCTTTATCAATGGCGGGGAGCGCTCGGTGATGCTGCGGTTCAACTGTGACGGGCCCATCATCGACAAGATCTGAGACTGATATTTTGGAGGAATACGCTATGACCAGATTCGCTAAGAGACTGTCTTACCTGTTTGCTGCCATGGCCGGAGTCTGCTTCGTCTCTGGTCTGGCGGTTCTTTCTGAGTGAGGTGGAACGATGGAAACTTTGGAAAGCACTTTCCTGTTTCTGGACTATCTGACCGATACCAAACGCAAGCGCCACATGGTGGGAGGCATTCTGATGAGTGTCTCCCTTTTCTTTGGTGGACTGGCGTTTACCATGATGACGATCAAAGGAGACATCGACAATGAACAAGACCGTGCGTGATATTCTGCTCTTTGCAGCAGGCTTTGGGGCAGGTGCCCTTGTGATGCACACTATTTTCGAGAAGAAATACGAGACCTATTACGGCAAACGGTACGAGGCCGAGCGTGAGAATCTGCGGCAGAAGGAAGCCGATATGGACAAGACCATCGAAGAAAGGGCGACCCAGAAGAGCTTTGAACAGCTGGCCGGGAAGTACCGTACCGAATCTGACCCGGAAGATGTGGTGGCACATGAGGCCATCGAAGTCATTGAGCCGGATCAGTTCGGCGAGCTGGACGACTACGAGACTTCCTTCCTGACTTATTACGCAGACGGAAAGCTGGTGTTCGATACGGAGGATCAGCCCGTGGACGAAGATGATATTCCGAAGATCATCGGCAACGAGGCACTGGACCGCATGGGCGAGTTCGCACCGAGCGCTGTTCATGTCCGTAACCACAACTACCACAAGGACTACGAGATTCTCCGGGTTCGGGAGAACTGGCCCGGCAACCACGACGATGAGGAGGATGAATGAACTTTATGAGGGAGACGGAGCAGTATTATGACTGGCTCTACAAGATCGTCTGCGGCGAATGGGAACCCCGGAACCTCAGCTTTCACCGCTTACTGATGTATCTTTTTAACCGGGATTATATTCCGGCGTGCGAAATGGATGTCTGCCGGGCAACGGACGGCATCAACCTTCGGTACCGCTTTGCATCGGAGAATAATATTCCGTACGGGAAGATTGATGCGGTATTTCAGGGCGTACCCTGCTCTATGCTGGAGATGATGGTTGCGCTGGCGATTCGCATCGAGGAGCACATCATGGAAGACCGCAGCATGGGCAACCGTGTGGGGCAGTGGTTCTGGAGCATGGTCGTCAGCCTGGGTCTGGCTGCTATGGACGACACCCGTTTCAGCGAAGAGCGCGCGGAACCGATCCTGGCCCGGTTTATGGATCGGGACTATCAGCCGAACGGGGCTGGTGGTCTCTTTACGATTACCCGTACGTCCATCGACATGCGTACCATTGATATTTGGTACCAGTTGATGAACTGGTTGAATGAGAATGAGTTTTGATGACATATGAATCAAAAATCTGCATCCCTATGGAAGGATTCGTTGAGAAGATACTCGACGATTCCCATGTGATGCTGCGAATCACAGCGTGTCGAGACGAGAATAACATTGGTCGGCTGATTCTGGCTGACCCGAATTACTGGAGGAAAATTGACAATGGAACTGACTGATATTTTGATCGACCTGAGCAACAGCAAGGCTGCACTGGAGGTGGCCAATCACACCATCCGCCGCATGAAAGGCAAGTGCATCCGGAAGAACATTCTCATCGCTGGCCTGCTGTGGTTTGGCTTTGTCTCCTGCAAGATGGTGAACGAGGCGGAAAAGCAGCGCAAGGAAGCCGATGAGCGTGCCCGCGAGGCAGAGGCAGCGCTGGCCCAGATGACCCTCCAGAAAGAGAAAGACGTATAAAAACCTCGGAGAAAGGAGGAAGTCAGTTACAAATGATTGATTTCCTGATGATTGCAACGCGGACGGGAAAACGCGGGACAATCGAAATTTATCCCAAATTCATCATCAAGAAGTCGAAAGACCTGATGATCCGGGGTTCTGATTTTTACGCGGTCTGGATGGAAGAGCGGGGGCTTTGGAGCACAGACGAACAGGATGCGCTCCAGATGATCGACCGCGCGCTGGATATTTACGCGGAGGAACACAAGCAGGTCTTCAATGACAGCTACCGTGTTCTGCACATGTGGGACGCGGAGAGCGGGATGATCGACAACTGGCACAAATACTGTCAGCGTCAGATGCGGGACAACTACCACACCCTTGACGATACATTGATATTTGCGAACACCCCGGTCAAGAAGGAAAGCTATGCGTCGAAGCGGCTGCCGTATCTTCTGGAGGAGGGAAACATCAGCGCCTACGACGAGCTGATGACTACCTTATATTCTCCCGAGGAGCGAAAGAAGATCGAATGGGCGGTTGGCGCGATCGTGAACGGCGATTCCCGCAAGATCCAGAAGTTCCTCGTGCTCTATGGTCCACCCGGCAGCGGTAAATCGACCGTGTTGAACATCGTCCAGAAACTTTTTGACGGGTACTGGTCGGTGTTCGACTCCAAGGTGCTGGGGTCATCGTCCAATGCGTTTGCGCTGGAGGCGTTCAAATCGAACCCGCTGATCGCGATCCAGCACGACGGTGACCTTTCCCGCATCGAGGACAACACCCGGCTGAACTCGCTGGTATCCCACGAGACCATGCTGGTGAACGAGAAGTTCCGCAGTCAGTATTCCAGCCAGTTCAAGTGTTTCATGTTTCTGGGCACCAACAAGCCCGTTAAGATCACGGATGCGAAATCGGGCTTGATCCGACGACTGATCGATGTGGAACCTACCGGCGAAAAGATCCCTGCAAAAAAGTACCGTGACCTTGTAGCGAAGGTGGACTTTGAGCTGGGAGGCATTGCATGGCACTGCAAGGAGGTATACGAGCAGAACAAACATCTCTACGATGATTATATTCCGACCCGTATGCTGGGTGCATCGAACGACTTTTACAACTTTATGCTGGATTCCTTTTATATTTTCAAGAAGGAGGACGGTGTATCTCTGAAGCGGGCCTGGGCGATGTACAACACCTACAATGACGAGGCTAAGGTGGCGTACCCATACTCGCGCCGTGCGTTCCGGGAAGAATTGATGAACTACTTCGAGGAGTACAAGGAACGCGCGGAGACCGTGAATGGCGAGCGGGTGCGGAGCTACTACAGCGGCTTCAAAGCGGAGAAATTCAAAGAGTTCCTTGACGAACCTGTGAAGGCAGAAGAACCCACTGCCGAGCCGGAAACGTCATGGATCGAGTTCAAGGAGCAGCATTCTCTCTTCAATGATATTTGCAAGGACTGCCCTGCACAGTATGCGACAGACGATGGCATTCCGATGCGAAAATGGGAGAATGTCAAGTCAAAATTGGCCGAACTGGATGCTTCGAGACTGCACTACGTGAAAGTTCCGGAGAATCACATTGTCATCGACTTTGATATTCCCGGGCCGGATGGAAAAAAGAGCTTCGAGCGCAACCTGGAAGCTGCCTCCAAATGGCCCCAGACCTATGCGGAGCTGAGCAAATCTTGTGCGGGAATCCACCTGCATTATATTTACACCGGCGATGCAACGAAGCTGAGCAGGATCTACGACGAGAACATTGAGGTCAAGGTGTTTACGGGGAAGTCCTCTCTGCGGAGAAAACTGTCGAAATGCAATGATATTCCGGTTGCGACCATCAGCAGCGGCCTGCCACTGAAGGGAGAAACGAAAATGGTTGATACAAAGCAGATCCAGGATGAGCGGCACCTGCGTATCCTCATCAAGAAAGCCCTTGCCAAGGAGATCAGCCCCTATACGAAGCCCAGCATTGACTTTATTGCGCACATCATGGACGAAGCCTACGAAGGCAATGTCGTTTACAACGTGGACGACATGCGGAATGCGATCCTGGGCTTTGCCGCCAGCAGCACGAACCAGGCGGACACCTGCCTGAAGATCGTGGCGAAGATGCACTTCAAGTCGAAGGATGATATTCAGCGGGAGGCCCCTGTGTGGGAGGAAACGCCATTGATATTTTTCGACGTGGAGGTGTTCCCGAATCTGCTGCTCGTGAACTGGAAGTTTGCCAAGCAGGAGCCTGTGCACCGCATGGTGAATCCTACGCCGGAGGAGATCGAGAGCCTGACAAAGTATCGGCTGGTCGGCTTCAACAACCGCAAGTACGACAACCATATCCTCTGGGCCCGCATGATCGGGATGTCGGTGGAGCAGATCTATGCGTTGTCCAACCGGATCATCAACGAACACACGGGCTTCTTTGGTGAGGCGTACAACCTGTCCTACACTGATATTTACGACTTCTCGTCGAAAAAACAGAGCCTGAAGAAGTTTGAGATCGAACTGGGTATCCACCATCAGGAGCTGGGGCTTCCTTGGGATCAGCCGGTGCCGAAGAGCCTGTGGGACAAGGTGGCCGAGTATTGCGACAACGATGTGATCGCGACCGAGACCCTGTTCTACTCGAAAAAGCGTCAGGCAGACTTTGTGGCGCGAGAGATTCTGGCAGACCTTGCCGGCATGACGGTGAACGACACGACAAACTCGCTGACAACACGCATTATTTTCGGCAAGGAAAAGCACCCCAGGCTGGTCTACACCGACCTTGCTACGGGAAAATCCGATGCGATCGTGGAAGTCGAGCCTGATATTTTGACCGACTGCAACATCATCAATGCCTTTCCCGGTTACGAGTGGGCCAAGGGCGAGGACGGCAAGTACCACAACATGTTCCGGGGCACGGACCTGGGTATGGGTGGTTATGTCTACGCTGAGCCCGGGATGTACACGAACGTAGCTCTGCTTGATGTTGCGTCGCTGCATCCGCATTCGGCTGTTGCCATGAACTACTTTGGTGAGTACACCAAGCATTTCAACGACCTGATGGATGTACGAATCTACGTCAAGCACGGCGAGTACGAGAAGGCAAAGGGGCTCTTTGGCGGCAAACTGGCAAAGTACCTCGATGATCCGCAGCAGGCAAAGGCTTTGGCGCAGGCGTTGAAGATCGCCATCAACTCGGTTTACGGGTTGACCAGTGCAAGCTTCGACAACCCGTTCCGCAACCCCAAGAACGCCAACAACATTGTGGCGCTTCGAGGGGCTTTATTTATGCGCACTTTGCAGGATGAAGTGCAGCAGCGCGGCTTTAAGGTCGCGCATATCAAAACGGATTCGATCAAGATCCCCGATGCGACCCCGGAAATCATTGCGTACTGCATGGATTTTGCAAAAAAGTACGGCTACACGTTCGAGCATGAGGCAACCTACGAGCGGATGTGTCTGGTGAACAATGCCGTTTATATTGCGAAATACATGACTGCGGACCGCTGTGAGGCGCTTTACGGCTATACCCCGGGCGACTGCAAGGACGAAGGCGGCGAATGGACGGCTACGGGCACCCAGTTCCAGGTGCCGTATGTGTTCAAGACCCTGTTCTCCAAGGAGAAGATCGAGTTCACCGACCTCTGCGAGACAAAAACCGTTTCCAAGGGCGCTATCTATCTCGACAAGAACGAGGACCTGCCTGAAGGCGAACACAATTATATTTTTGTGGGTCGCGTGGGACAGTTCTGCCCGATCATGCCGGGAAAGGGTGGCGCTCTGCTGCTGCGGGAAGCGGGCCTGACGGATACTGGCGAACGGAAATATGCTTCTGTGACCGGAGCAAAGGATTACCGTTGGCTGGAAAGCGAGGCGGTCTATCAGCTCCAGATGCAGGAGGATATCGACAAAAGATATTTCAACCGGGAAGTCGATGAGGCAGTTGAGGAGATCTCCAAGTACGGCGACTTCAACTGGTTCGTTGGCGACGACGGTATTGCTCCATGGACAGCGCCGGATCTTCCCTGGAGCGATGCGCAGGAAGAAGCAGCAAGAAATTTTGACGTGAGGTGATATTTTATGACGAACAAACTGTACGATTCCAAGGGACAGCTGATTGGCTATATCAGAACCATTGAGAAGAATCTGCACGACGACCTGACGAGGGTGATTCTTTCTACTGGTCACGAACTCGCATTTTGCCCGGGTGATCTGACCTCTGATCGAGACGGCAATTGGCGTATCCGTTCTGGCGCGCTCTATCCTCGGTGCGAGGGTAAGAAGACCGCTTCTGCTACGAACACAGCTGCTATCAAGGACGTTATCTTTGCTCCTCCAGCCACAATCGTTTACTGGTCGGATGGTTCCAAGACCGTTGTGAAGTGCAGCGAGAAGGATGTTTTCGACCCGGAGAAGGGGCTGGCCATGGCAATTGCAAAGCATTGCGGTGGTAACAAGGGCAGCTATTACAAGGAGATCCAGAATTGGGTTGAGAAGAGCGGTAAGAAGTATCCCGGGAAGCCTGCTGCCGGAAAAACTGTCGATCTGGATGTGCTGAAAAAGTACAGTTCTGAGGCAAATAAGGATTTTGAGAAGTTCCTCAGCGCGGCCATGAGCAACAATCAGTCTGGTACACTTCTCCACCTGACAGCACTCGTGGCAGATCTGAAAATTCTGGAAAATGAATTCAACAAGTAAAAAGGAGACTGATATTTATGTACACCAAGCGCCAGAAAGTCAATATCGACGATACCCGTTTCATCTTTACCACCAACTTCAGCGGTGATCCCAGCCGTGATCGCTTTGGCTCGGACAAGCGCCGCGTCAACGTGGTGATCCCGACCATGGAGCTGGTGAATCACCTCATGGACCTCGGTGTGAAGGTTCGTCAGACCAATCCGAATCCTGAGCGTACCTACGATGAGCCGTTCGTTCCGACCTACTTCGTGCCGGTGACGATCAACATGGATTCCAAGTGGCCCCCGCATATCTACTGGGTCACCACTTCCGGCAAGCGTCTGCTCTGCAACATGGACACAATCAGTCAGCTGGACTTTATCCGGGTCAAGAACGTCTGTCTCCAGGCAAACCTTGTCGAGAAGCGGAACGCACCCGGCGAATACAGCCTGTATGCGGATGTGATGTATGTTGAGCAGGATGCGGATGCTGATCCGTACGCAGAGCGCTATGCCCGGTTTGCAGCTCCTGAAGCAGACATGGCAGAGCCGAGCGACCACACCGAAATTCCGTTCTGAGGTGAAGCATATGAAGAAACTGTTTATCAGTGTACCGATGAAAGGCCGCACTGAAGCACAGATCCGAGCAACCATGGAGCAGATGCACCATATTGCTGAGGCTGTGTTTGGCGAGGAGCTGGAGGTAATCCAGACTTATATTTCTGATGATCCTCCGGCTAACGCGAATCAGGCAGTCTGGTACCTTGGTGAGAGCATCAAGAAGATGGCGGATGCAGACTACTTTATCGGGATCTACGATGAGGAGAAGGCGTTCCGTGGCTGTGCAATCGAAAACCTGGTTGCCCGTTCGTACAATATCCCGAGCTATGTGATCAACTTTGGTTTCGTAGCCCCTGATGTTACGGAAGCTCGTGCAAAAGCCAACCGGAAGTACAACAGCTATTATTGATCATTGATATTTTTCGAGTGCCGGGTCAGCCCCTGGTCGAATGCCCAGTCGGTGAGTGCCCACGTCGCAAAATGGCGGCTCTAAGGAAACAGCTCGATTTATATTTTTGATGTGCAATTTGGGAGGTTGACAGTATGAAAGTTCTGAGGGTTCGCCCAAAGCATTACCCTGAAGTGATCGACATTGACTGTTCTCTGGAATCGCTCCAGAAAGAGGTGGAAGGCCCGATTCAGGCTATTTACCCGTGGGACGACGAGGTGGCATTGATTTGCAACGAAGAAGGAAAGCTGCATGATGATTGCATGGAGAAACTCAACCGGACGCTCGACGGCCCTTATGGTATCCCCATTGATATTATCGTTGGAACATTCCTGATTGTAGGCCTCACGGAGGATGATTTTGGTGAGCTTTTGCCGGAGTTCGTCGAGAAGTACGAGAAGATGTTCCATCAGCCGAGAAAGTTCGTCACCTATACGGATAGCGAAGGCAAAGCGCATCTCGACGTTGATTATTGTACACCTGAAGAATAAGCACATGAGAGTCCTGGAGAAATCTGGGGCTCTTTTATTTGAGTCATTAGCATGGGCTGTACGGTGGGTTCGATTCCCGCATGACTCGCAACCGGGCCAGAGAGCCTGATATTTGAACAACAGAAGGAGTAAGGATTATGAGCAGAGAAAAAGTAAAAGAGATCGTCGATTACATGGTTTCGGAGGGTACACAGAACACCAACTACGGCTGCTGGGCCTTTGATATTCCGGAACTTTGCGACAAGTTTGACCTTCCGCTGGAATGGTTCTATGAGCACAACGATGATATTTGCCGCGAACTCGACGAGCGTGATGAGGTTGCTGATTACGAGCAGAACTACGACTGGAACAACCATCCGCTGGATTACGACCTGGTTTACTACACGGACTTCTGCCATTTTGAGGAGGTGTGATATTTATGGGCGGACTTCGCAGAGTAGATAAGGCTTGCAAAAAATGCGGCGCTATGATGTATCAGGTTCCGTCAAAAAGATTGTACTGCGATAAATGTCGAGACACCGTACCGCGTAACATGTCAAAGACGGAAGAAAAACCTAAAAAGCTCACACTGTCAGAAATCATGCGCGAAGCAGACAAGGAGGGCTTGCAATATGCGTCCTACTGCAAAAAGCACGGACTTTACTAAGAAAAAAGAGCTCTGGAAGGTGTTCAGAAAGCACCGGAAAGAGCTCTTTGCTTATACCGTCAGAGGGGAGGGTGAAGATGAGGAAGAGGCGACGATTTCGCTTCTGGCCTACGAGAATCACTGCAAGAAAAGTGACATTTATGTGACGTTGGAAATGAGGTGAGCGACCTGATGGCAGGTGTAACGCTCTACGACTATCAATTGGATGCGATCAACCGTATGAAAATCGGCTGCATCTTATGTGGAGGCGTAGGAAGCGGAAAATCGAGAACGAGTTTGGCGTTCTATTACAAACTTTACGATGGGGAGGTGAACACAGAGAATTATGTACGCATGATAGAGCCCCCGGATCTTTATATCATCACGACTGCCCGGAAACGGGATACGGGAGAGTGGGACGAAGAACTGGCCCATTTCTATATGTCTACAGATCCAGAGCATGATATTTACGAGCACAAGGTCGTGGTGGATTCCTGGAACAATATCGGAAAGTACGTTGGCGTAAAGAATGCGTTCTTTATATTTGACGAGCAGCGAGTCGTTGGAAAGGGCGCATGGGTGAAATCTTTCTACAAAATTACGCAAAATAACGAGTGGATTCTGCTCAGCGCCACCCCCGGGGACTGCTGGACAGATTACATCCCGGTGTTCATCGCCAATGGGTTCTACCGAAACAGAACGGACTTCAACAACCAGCATGTGGTATACAGCCAATTCTGCACGAAGTATCCGAAGATCGATCGGTATCTGAATACCCAGCGCTTGGTACGGCTGCGGGAACGGATTCTGGTTGACATGGACTTCGAGCGGCCGACTGTCTCGCACCATGAGAATGTATTTGTGGATTACGACAAGGTGAAGTATCTGTCGATCTGCAAGAACCGGTGGAACCTCTGGGAGAACAAGCCAATCGAGACCGCCAGCGAGTTCTGCTATCTGCTGCGGAAGTTGGTGAACGCTGATGCAAGCCGACAAGAAAAAGTGCTGGATATTTGTAAAGGCAGACCTAGGGTCATTATCTTCTATAATTTCGATTATGAGCTTGATATTCTGATGGGTCTGGACTACGGCAAGGATACAGAGGTAGCACAATGGAACGGACACAAGCATCAGCCGCTTCCTGAAGGCGATAGGTGGGTGTATCTGGTGCAGTACAATGCCGGTGCTGAAGGCTGGAACTGCATCAAGACGGACACCATTATATTTTACAGCCAGAACTACTCATATAAGATCATGGAGCAGGCCTCGGGGCGCATTGACCGGCTGAATACACCGTACAAGGATCTGTACTACTACCATCTGAAGAGTAGGAGCGGTATTGATCTGGCAATTTCGAGGGCACTGAACTCGAAGAAAGCGTTTAACGAGAGGAAATTTTATGGAGAATGAGGAGGTTCACTGATGAGAAACATATCGAAAAAGACTCAGAAAAAGATTAACAAGATTCTTTTAAGTGACCACTTTAAGAAAAAGTTGGGAGTTACGCAGGATACATTAGTGTATACTCCGAATCCTGAAAGTCCATTGTCTGCAATTTGGCATCACATCGAGGTTCGGCATGATGGCACAATCTTTGGATATTTGCTGGATGATAAGGTTAAATATGTGGTCATAGGATCGGTGAACCGCAGAAAGGCTCGACAAACAATAAAAAGTCCTGAACAGTTCTTCCATCCAAGATGTCATTTCGCAAGGCAGAGCAAGCAAATTGCTTTCAGACTCAAGAAAATGGGAGAAGATAAACTTGCACGTCTTTTCGATGATGATGCGGCATTGCTTCTAATCATCAACATGTGGAATTTAGAAATAGAAGATGACGATTTCTCGTTTGTAACACAAGACATGATTAGTCCAATATTGGAGGGTAAAACAAATGATTAGAGATTCTGGAGATCGCACGGAGTTTGAAACCGGTGCCAAGCGCGATATTTATGATTTTTTGAGGCTTGCTGCGACGATCTCTGAGAAACTTGCAGATGCCTTAAACGCGATTGCGGAATGCAGCGAGAAAGTGACGGCTTGTTTTATGGACTTGTTTGAAGAAATCAAGGGGCAGCCATTGGAGATGATTCTACAGAAGCTGCGTCCTGACTACAAAGACAAGTGCAAAATCCGGTGGCTGGATATTCCCAATAAAGTTATGCAAGGAAGAATCAGGAGGTTTTGTTGATGATTAAAGATTCTGGAGATCGCACCGAATTTGAAACTGGTGCAAAGCGTGATATGCACGCAGGGAAGGGGCGGATGGACCTTCTGCCTTGGTATGGCATCATGGAGGTCAGTAAGCACTGCGAGGAGGGCGCACTGAAGTACGGTGAGCACAACGTAGACAAGGGTATTCCGCTGCATTCACTGCTGGACAGCGCTTCTCGGCATCTGGCAAAATACATGGTCGGTATGGACGATGAGGACCACCTGCGGGCTGCCTGTTGGAATCTGCTCTGGGCTCTTAACCAGCGCATGACCCATCCGGAGTTGGATGATAGGTTCTCCGTTAAGCAGGAGAAGGCTGAGAAAAAACGTCCCTGGATATCTGTCGAGTGCACCAATTGCATGAAGCGCTATCCGATTGCTCCTGAGGTATGGTCATATAATGCAGACGGAGTTTCTATCGATAACAAAATTTTGAGATGCCCATTTTGTAAAGCAAATGAGGTGCACAGATATATCGGCGACCTTGACGGATATGCAGATCCTGACGAAAAGCTCGTTGCCGTTAAATGCGGTGGCTGTAATGCTCATTTTGGGATTCCTGCATCTAACTGGAACAGTATGAAGGAGTGCACAATCCATAACGGTGAGGTTCTGGCACGTTGCCCTCGCTGCGGAAAGGACACTTTTATTTCGGAGGTGAAACCTGATGAGTGACCGAATAAAAATTGTGTGCATGGACTGCGCTTGCAAACGCACAATCGCACTTCATAAATGGAATGAAGCTGAAAGGTATTCAAGGTACTATCCGAACATCCGCTATGCTAAGTGCAAGATTTGCAATGGATACACGATGCATAGATACGACGGAGGTAAGCGCTGATGAATAACTGGATGCGCGAAGTGGACTATGCGACCTACTGCCCGAAGTGCAAGAGCTTCAAGGTGCTGGAGACGGATGAACCCTGTAACGAGTGCCTGACGGAGTGTGCGCGGGAGGGTACGGTGAAGCCTCTGAAGTTTGAGGAGAAGACGCGAAAATAACAGACTCCTTTATGGAGAAATCCAAATACTGACTATAAAGGAGAAATATTTATGGCAAAGGTTTACACTATGGAAGAACTCGAAAGAGCACGAAAGAAAGCTCAAATTCGGGAGTGGTTCCAGGACAAAAAGGTAAAAGCACAGACTTGGTGTTATGAGCACAAAGAACAGATTATTACTTATGGTCCGGTTGTTGTTGGCGGAATTGCAGCAGGAGCAAAAATGCTGTCGAAGCACGCGGCACTGGCCAAGGAGCAGAATCTGAAGGATTTGTACTGCTACGACAGAAGTTTGGGACATTACTGGAAATTGCGTCGGGAACTGACGAACGAAGAATGGCTGGAAATCGATAAGAGAAAGAAAAACGGTGAAAGACTGAGTGATATTCTCGATGATATGAGGGTATTGGACTGACTTCATTATGGAGCCGTGGAGAAATCTGCGGCTCTTTATTTTTATCATTGGAAGGAGATGCTTGTATGCAACGTATGAACATCAAATGTTGCCATTGTGGAGACTATACCCCATTTATTACAGAGGAGAACATTGAGGTTATTCCTCAAGTTAATCTCACAAGAACCGATATGGATAGTTTGGGCGATATCGCTGAGGCATTGGCGGAATGCGGTTGCTTGGGTATGTGTGATTTCTTACGCAGGGTTCAAAGTGAAGTGACCAAAATTGTAGAGTATCAGGAGGAACGGTGAACGCTAAATGATATTTGCTGAAGAGGATTTGAACTCTTTGAATGCTATTGCTGGACTATTGGCTTCATTCGGGTGTGATAGCCAGGCTGGCTGTGTGCTTTATATTCAGCATAAAATCGCAAAGACCATGGAAGCTGACGAAAGGAAATGCAGAAATGAGAAACATGTCTAAGAAAACCTGGAAACTCCGGGTTTGGAATCGCATGACCGAGATGCAGAAGTTGGATTATCTTCTTACGAAAGCGGGTATTACGCATAAGGTGGAAAGAAGATTTCCTGAGAACGATAAAAACCAGCCTGAAGTTTACGGTCCTGGAGCACCGCATGATGGTGGATATCAGATTACAGTTCGAGATAAATCCGGCGCATATCTGTGGGATGCTGTATGCGGATGGTGTACTTACGGGTTTCCTCATTTAATTGAGGTGTGCGGGTTAGCACTTGTTGATCACTATGATGTTGAGGGCTGGCTCACGGCTCGTCAGGTCACAAAGATGTGGAGGTGCAGAAATGCTGCGAAAAATCGCTGAGTTTATCAAGATATTCTGGACGAAACCAATCAAATGCCTTCTCGGAATTAAATCTCCAACAGAAGAATGGGCTCGTTGGTTGGGAATCCCAGAATGTGAAGCTCGAATTGGCGCAATTCATAAATATTGTAACCCTCTACAAGAATTGGAAATTGCTAGAAACCACTTTGAGAACTGCGATCCGGAGTTTATTACAGCTGCTATCTTCGAGCTGAACGCTGCGGAGAGCCGTCTGGATGCGGCGAGGAGGTGTGTGGTATGACAACAAGCCTTTGGGAAAAAATCGGCCATATGCTGGGTCATATTCTGGCGGCGACGCTGGTTATTTGTACATGGCTGATCATTATTGTGTTCACGCTGAAGGTGATCTGGTTCATTTTGTTCCGGATTCTGCTGTGAGGTGAGATATGATTGACTATGAAGAAGTTGTTGAGGCCATATGGAGGTACGACTGTCCTCGAATCGGCATTGATGAGGATATTACGACGCTTTATGCGGATGGCAAGCCCTTTGCGCAAGTTATTCACAGGGCTGACGGGTCACGCGAGGACTTGTATTTCGAGGATTACGAGCTTCAAAAAGATACCCTGATCAAGCCGAACGCTACATTGCGTGATGTGGTCGAGCTTTGCATGAATGGTGACATTAGCTACGCAGATGCTCGTGAATGGTGCATGGAGAATGATATTTCACTTGGGCAGTTCGACAGGTGGCTTTATGGCGCGCTGAGAAAGTCTGATAACCCTGCCCGGGTGGAACCGAAAGAACCGTGGCCATATCGAGTGGTGGCGGGCATAAACCGGGTGTTGGAGATTCTGCTTAACTCGATTTTGGAGGATTTTATATGAGATGTTGTCCGGTATGCTATTCAAAAATGAGGCCAACTGTATACGGAACAGCGACCACTGGGACAAGCCTGGAAATCAAGTATAAGATTCAGTGTCGGAATTGCGGATTTGGATGCGATAAAGCAGGCAGTGTCATAGTGCAATATGATGAAGAAACGATGAACCCAATAGCAGATGATCATGGCTTACGGAAACTTATTAGAGACTGGGATTCTATTTTGCGAGATCCTGATAGAGAAAGGCTTGCTGATATATGAAGTACACATTTTGGTTTGAATGTACCGACAATGGTGGTGGACATCAGGCTTTTGAAGTCAAAGCAGAGAATAAGCAGGAGGCCATCAAGAAGGGCATGGCGTTTGCAAAGAAACATGCTTCGGGTGATATCTGTGGGGATTGGGAGTGCAAAATGATATCGGAGTGGACAACATGAACAACGACTTCGGAGCACTTACGATACTTGCACCTAAATGCCAGAAGTGTCCGAAGGTGGAAACTTGCGACCATAAGCAACTGGCTCATCTCGGATACATTATCCCAATCGAGGATATTGGCATCAGCATGGTTGCCCAAAAAGGTAATGGAAAGAGCCTCAGTCAGCTCGAAATGGTGGATTCACTGATGAAAAGGAGATTTAATTATGAAAATCGTTGAACCTAAGTACGAAATCCTCACTGATATTTCTGAGGGAGGCATTAAGGAGCTCCAGCAGATCGAGCGGGTGGCCCGGGTCTGCTACAAGAGCGAGGACAAGATCACGCCGGATGGTGAGTCGGCAAAGAAACTGGTGGGCTTTCTGGTGAAGCAGGGGCATGAGGCTATGCTGGAGCATTCGCAGCTGAGTGTGCTGTTTACCTGTGATCGTGGCGTGGCCAATGAACTGATAAGGCACCGTATTGCGAGCTTTGCGCAGGAGAGCACACGGTACTGCAACTACTCGAAGGAGAAGTTTGGCGGAGAGTTGACGTTTATCTGGCCTTCTTATATTCGTGGCGAGCAGTATTGTGAACTGAACGATAGCGAGGTTACGATCAAGAGTTCGTTCCTTGAAGCCATGACTTATGCCGAAAAGAACTACAAGCTTATGATCGCAAACGGCATGCGCCCCGAACAGGCCCGTTGTGTGCTGCCGCTGTGCCTGAAGACCGAGATCGTGGTGACGGCCAACTACCGTGAGTGGCGCAACATCTTCAAGCTGCGTACTCCTGTGGCGGCCCATCCTCAGATGCGGGAGCTCATGTGCCCGCTGCTGATGGAACTCCAGAAGAAGATCCCAGTGGTGTTCGATGATATTTACACGTACTGGCCTGCGGATGACCAGACACGGAAGGGAAGCATGGTGAAGTAAGCATGAAAGGAATTGATAAGAAATATATTGACGCGCTACAACAGTTTGGCTTTCATTTATACACGACCGAAACCGGGTATAAACTGTGCTATAACCCGATAGGTGGAACATTCTCTGCAAATTTTAATGACGAGAATTTTGTAGAGAACCTAATCAACTTTGCAGAGACATTTGATCCGAGTGCCTATGCCTCGGTTGAAATCGATGGCCCATGTTCAATCAAAGAGCTTGCCGAGACAGTTAAAAATATGGAAAAAATTCAGCTTCTCCTCCTGAAAGTAGCTCTTGCATTTGTAAAGATCGATAAAGAAAGCATGGTGAACGAGAATGCAGCAAAGAACGTATGATTTTCTCGCTAAGTTGAAAGTTCCCATGCTGACCTTTGGCGGGGAGCTGATGGGCGAAGCGGTGGAGATGGTCGTCGATGACTTAAACTCGCACCGATTTATGTCCATGAGGGATATCGAGGCATCACTGGCAGATAAGTTCAATTGCAGCCCTGGTGTTGCGGATCGCCGGATGCGGTATGCGTTGGATATGGCGGAATATCGCTCTGGTGGGGTTAATGTTGAGCTGGAGAATTTGAAGAGTACGTACGATATTAAGGTGCTGTCGCTGAAGAAATTCTTGTATGCGGCGGGGAGAAGTTTGATGACGGAGGTGAGTGTGGGCAATGACCGCGGGTGAATTTAACGAACTGGCCAAGCAGGGGGAGAGTATGGGCTAAGATCGTGGCTAATTTTAGTGGTGAATATGGACTGGTTGAGAAAATTTCCGGTTTGACGAACCAGTTTGTGAGGTTTCGGTTCAAGGGTAAGAAGTGCGATACGATCATCTCACCAGAGAATGTGATGTTTGAGATTGAGGATTAAGGTATGAAACTGGATAAAAATGTTATTTGGGTGAGGCCACCCTGATTTACTTGACTATGGGCAGAGCACATGATATCCTAAATACATGACGAATAGGAGGTGCTTTTATGGCACGGACGGTAAAATGCCCTGGCTGTGGTGCGGATCTTACGGTGAAGGATGACAACCGAGATTTCATGTTTTGTGAGTTCTGTGGGACGAAGATTCGGCTCGATGACTATCAGGAGACGCATCGGTTTGTGGATGAAGCACGGATCCAAGAGTCCAAGGATGCGAAGGAACTTGAGCTTAAGAAGATGGAGCAGGAGAGATGGCGAACCGAAGACGCTAACAAAACTGCTGCTACTTATTTCAAGTGGCTTGGAATCGTCATTGTGATTTTGGTCATAGCGTATATAATTTGCATGGGCTTAGGTATCGCTTGATGCCCATTTCTGCCCATTTTATTTTTCGCAGTTTTTGGGATTTTTCGAGAAAACGTCAAAAAAGTGCCATTTTTGTGGCCAAAAACCCACTTTGTGGCCAAAAATTTATATAAAAATGGCCACAAAATTTAACGTAAATACGTTAAAAATATGCTGTTTGGCCAAAAACCCACTTTTTTCTTTAACTTACTTAAAAAAATGAAAAAATATATATAGTAATAGAGGATAAAAAACGGGTTTTTGGCCACAGCGAGTTTTTACCCCATTTCCACCTTGCAAAAGAGCGCCAAATAGTGTATTCTTAAAGCACCGTGTACGAACGTAGCACTCCTAACATATATGAGGTGAAAAGTTATGGATAAGTACGGTATTGAACATTGGATTACAACTGACCAATATGGAAACGAAGTTGAATGCTTTGCAAATAAATTTGCAGAGGTTCATACGAAACGTCCGATTTGTGTTTGTGGTGAGCCAATGGTGGAAACTCGTGAGCTCGAATGGGACTGCCCTAAATGCGGGGCGCACCTCGAAGCGGAAGATGTTTCCAGAAGCATCAACCCGGATGATTACATGACCTCTAACCTTGAGCCGGATGAAGACTACGGAGAGTACAAGTATATGGAAGATGACGACAGTAGTCGAGCATTCCTTGCTGGTGCACCGGGATACGAGATTGATTTCTTTCACCTAATTTAATATAGCCACGGCATTGCCTCTGCACGAAAAATGCAGGGGCTTTTTCTTTTGCTCTGAAAATTCCTAAAAATTCACATTTTTTCTTAAAAACTCACGCGAGAAAAACATCCCCTTTTATGGGGGGAATAGAATGCGTCTCAGGATGCACTATTCCTCTTATTTTGGAGGTTGTATCATGCTCGAAAACAAATTCAAGACAGGATTGATAAGGGAGCTGAAAGAACGCTTTCCTGGCTGCATGGTTGTCCATCTTGACCCAAACGAGATTCAGGGAATCCCCGATCTCTTGGTTCTCTACGGCACCACATGGGGCGCATTGGAGGGCAAGAAGTCAGCGAGTGCATCTCATCGTCCAAATCAGGACTATTACGTTCAGCAGATGGACGAGATGAGTTTTGCGGCCTTTATCTATCCCGAAAACAAGGAGGAAGTTCTTAATGAACTGGCGAGATCATTCGAGGCTCACGGGGAAGCATGCCCTCCTCGGAGCAAGTAACTACCATTGGTTGAACTATGACGCAGATAGATTGACCAATGCAGTTCTTAATTACCAGGCGAAGGAACGGGGAACACGGCTGCACGCATTCGCAGCAGAGTGCATTGATCTGAAGCAAAAACTGCCGAAGAACAAGAAAACCCTTAATACCTACGTGAACGATGCCATTGGTTTCCGCATGGATACCGAGCAGGTGCTGTATTACAGCGACAACTGCTATGGAACTGCGGATGCCATTTCGTTCAACGATGGGTTCCTTCGCATCCACGACTTAAAAACCGGAGCTGTTCCTGCACATATGGAGCAGCTCTATATTTATGCCGCTCTGTTCTGTCTGGAGTACGGATACCACCCGAAAGATATTCGGATAGAGCTCCGTATCTACCAGAACGATGAAGTTTGGGTCGAGAACCCCACTGAAGAGGAAATCAGCCCCGTCATCGCTAAAATCAAAGAGTTCGACCCGATCATCACTGATATTTTGTTAGGAGTGGCAGCATGAATCCGATTGAAAAAGACCTCCGTTCTTATTTTGGCATCACTTCCGAAAGCAATATTCTGGAGCACTATGGTACCAAGCGGCATTCTGGTCGCTACCCTTGGGGCTCTGGCGACAATCCGTATCAGCATTCCGGCGATTTCCTGTCTCGTGTAGAGGAGCTTAAAAAGAAGGGCCTCTCGGAGAAGGAGATCCTGGAGACCATCAACGACTCTCTCCCTGACGAGTATAAGATGGGCCTGACCGAGTTCCGCACCGCACGTCAGAAAGCGGGCCACGACCGTAAGGCATTGGAGTACGATCAGATTCGTGCGCTGAAGGATGACGGTCTTGGTTGGAAGGAAATTGGCGACAAGCTCGGCATGAGCGAGTCCAGTGTGAGGTCCAAGTATAACAATGCGATTGGCGAAAAAGCCAGCCAGGCTGAGAAGATTGCCGCGACTCTGAAAGAAGAGGTCGATAAGAAGGGCATGATTGATATTTCTGAGGGCGCAAATCAGGTCCTCGGAGTGTCGGAAAGTAAGCTGGACGAGGCTGCTTATATTCTGGAAGCAGAATATGGCTACCAGCGCTATGGCGTTGGTATCAGACAGCCGACCAATGTCCGTCAGCAGACGAACATCACGGTTCTCGCAAAGCCGGAGTTCGACCAGAAGTATGCTTATCAGCATCAGGATCAGATCGATTCTCTGGGCGATTACCACTCCGATGATGGCGGCGAGACCTTCACGAAGCTTCAGCGCCCCTCTAGTCTGGATTCCAGTCGAGTTGCAATTTGTTATGGCGATGAAGGCGGTCTGGACAAAGACGGTGTTATGGAGATTCGCCGTGGTGTGCCCGACCTTGACCTCGGCAAGAGCCATTATGCGCAGGTTCGTATCCTCGTTGACGGTGACCATTATCTGAAGGGCATGGCTGTCTATTCTGATGATCTGCCGGATGGTGTGGACGTTATGTTCAACACCAATAAGCCTTCTGGCACGCCCAAAATGAAGGTCCTCAAGGAAGCAAAAGCGGATCCTGATAACCCGTTTGGCGCAGCTATCAAGGCCAACGGACAGAGCATGTATATCGGCGAAGATGGCAAAGAGCACCTCTCGCCAATCAACAAGCTGAAAGAAGAGGGCGACTGGGATACGATGTCCCGGAATGTCTCTTCTCAGTTCCTTTCCAAGCAGCCCAAGAAGCTGATCGAGAACCAGCTTAACCTTACTGTCGCGGATTACAAAGCCCAATATGATGAAATCATGCGGTACGATAATCCTACGGTCAAAAAGAAGTTGCTCAACGATTTTGCTGATACGGTTGAGGGAACGTCCATGACCCTGAAGGCATCTGCTTTCCCGGGTCAGTCCACGAAGGTTATCCTGCCGATCAATAAGATCAAGGAGACAGAGGCGTATTGCCCCACCTATGAGAATGGCACCAGGCTTGCACTGATCCGTTATCCTCATGCAGGTACCTTTGAGATTCCCATTGTGACTGTCAACAACAAGAATGTCAGCGGCAAGCGGAATCTCGGTGCGATTCAGGATGCAATCGGTATCAATGCAAAGGTTGCAGAGCGGCTTTCGGGCGCAGACTTCGATGGCGACACGGTTATGGCAATCCCTGTTACCGACAAGGTCAACATCAAGTCCACCCGTGCGCTGAAAGCACTGGAAGGATTTGACCCCAAGATAGCTTATGCAGTTCCTGAAGGTAATCCGAACAATGTCAGGCTGATGAAGAAAGAGGAAAAGCAGCGCGAAATGGGCGTGATCTCCAACCTTATCACTGATATGACATTGCGAGGTGCCGATGAGGACGAGCTTGCACGTGCCGTTAAGCACTCCATGGTCGTTATCGATGCAGAAAAACATAAGCTGGACTACAAGCGCTCTGAGCGTGAAAATGGTATCCCCGAGCTGAAGCAGAAGTGGCAGATTCGTGTGGACGAGGAAGGCGCTACGCACTATGGCGGCGCGTCCACACTCCTGTCTCGCCGTAAGCAGACGGTTCGTGTACCTGAGCGCCGTGGCAGCATTCGAGTCGATAAGGAAACTGGTGAATACATCTACAAAGAAAGTGGACGTACCTTCATTGACCCTAAGACGGGTAAGGAACGTAAGGCCGAGGACACAGTCAGTCTGATCTCCGAAACAAAGGATGCACGTACGCTGTCTTCTGGCACCATCCAGGAGAATCTGTATGCGGACTTCTCCAACAAGCTGAAGGCCATGGCCAACCAAGCGCGCAAAGAGGCGGCCAATATGAAGGGCATCCAGCGTAACCCTGAAGCGGCCAAGACCTATGCGCCTGAGGTTGCATCCCTGAAAGAGAAGTACAACAACATGATTGCTAACAAGCCTAAGGAACGCAAAGCAATGCTGATTGCGAATGCTAATATTAAGGCGAAGATTCAGGAACAGGGACTTGATCCTACGATCGACAAGAAAGAAATCAAGAAGATCTCTTCTGTTGAGATGCAGCGTGCTCGCGATTCTGTTGGCGCAAGCGGACGCAAGTCCAAGATTACCTTCACGGACAGGGAATGGGAAGCTGTTCAGGCTGGCGCAATTTCCGACAATATGTTGACGAAATTCCTTAATTCGTCTGATTCTGACGAAATTGTAAAGCGTGCAATGCCGAAAAACGTTACTGTTATGACTTCTGCAAAGATGTCTAAAGCAAACGCAATGTTGCGAAGCGGTTATTCTTATGCTGAAATCGCCAAGGCCTGCGGTGTTCCGGAGTCCACGGTTTACAGCGCGCTTAATAAGTAACAATCTACTAAGAAAGAGGCTTTGAATAATGGTTCGATGCTTTCTCACCACCTTTGACAACCCGTACAGTCCGTACGATGAGTTCGAGAAGTGGTATCAGTATGATGTCGAGCACGGTTACAACTCTTCCGGTTTGCTTATGAGGATCGCCGAGACCTCATCTCAGTTCACGGACAACGAAAATGCCTATGAAATTGAGAAGGCGATCGACAAGATCGTTGCTGCTGACCCGATAAACATTTACAAGAAGCTCAAGATCACCGTGCCCGACGAGGACACGCTCGGCCAAACCGCGTAAACCATAGGGAGGGGGTCCCAAAATCGACACCCCCTCTCAAATCGCGCTGGTCTTTGATATTTCCCCGGAGGGAAAATTGATATTTGGGCTTTAAGGCTCCGACAGCGAAAGCTGCCGATTATATTTGTGTAAACTCTCGATACCTGTATCCACAGCAGGTGTTAAGATTTACAGTCATATGGGAAATCGCCGAGGTTCTGGGGTGTAGACCGGGGCTTCGGCGGTTTTTGCAAGGGCTCATGGGAGTAGTATCCTCCTATATATTTGGGTTCAGGGCTTTCACGATGTTCAACCTCCATTGGGCATGATCTGCTTTTTCTTCTCCTTTCAAATGAGACAGGCTTAACTGGTACTACTGCGACTCCCATGAACCCTTGCAAAAGCAAAATAAGAATGTGAAACGAGGTTATTGCAATGAAACCTAAGAAGTCTGCTCCGGGCGAAATGTCGGCTGCAACTTCGCGGCCTGCAAGCACCCCGGAAGCGCAAGAAAACTATATGATCAACCTGGCAATGAAGCTGGTTGAGAAGCGACTGCTGGAAGGTACGGCATCCAGCGCTGAGACGACCCATTTTCTGAAGCTGGCGACCTCTAAGAACGAGTTGGAGAAAACAAAGCTGGAAGAGGAAAACAAGCTGCTGCGGGCAAAGACCGAGACACTCCAGAATGCAAAGCACTCTGAGGAACTGTACGAGAAGGCCATTGCTGCTATGAAGAAATACAATGGCTTGGGAGAGGATGACGAGTATGACATTGATTGACGTTGCATTTGCCCTGAGCATGGTTGTGATGATTATTTTCGTATCACTATTCTTTGCCGAGTGGGTCGAGAAGCACACCCAGAGCTATGCGCTTGAGGTGTTTGCACATTTCGGGATGCCTGCGCTACTGTGGTGTGTAATGTTGGTGCTATATGAATTGCTGCGTAAGAATGGGGTAGTCGGGTGAAATGTCAATAACGAATATCCAGATGCTATTGGCTGTACTATGGTTATGCAGCTTTGTAATCTTCATGGTGGCCGTATACTTGGGGAAACATCCGGAAAATGTTGTAAGTACGACCATGCTGTATGTTCTCGGGGTACTGTCTGGGGTTATTGCACTCTGCGAGATACTGGAGCTGTTTGTATGAAAAGCTACACGGAACTTTGCAGCCTGCCGACGTACGAGGAGAGGCTGGAGTATTTACAGCTGCACGGGAAGGTGGGGAGAGACACCTTTGGGTTTGACCGATGGCTGAACCAGGACTTCTACCAATCGAGAGAGTGGCGGCAGTTCAGGGACAGGATCATTGCCCGGGACATGGGGTGTGACCTGGGATGCAAAGACCACCCGATCACGGACTGGGTGCTGCGGGATGGGAAGGCAGTACGGCCAAAGATCTCCATCCACCACATGAACCCTATAACAAAAGATGACGTTCTCCAGCACAGCGAAAAGCTGCTTGACCCGGAGAACGCCATTTGTGTTTCGGCGGCAACGCACAAGGTGATCCATTACGGAACGGGGAAGGGCCCGAAGCTGCCGGACGGAGAAAGAAGACCGGGCGACACCTGCCCATGGAGGAAATGAGTATGTACCAGAAGAAAGCATTTAACCGGCGAGAGCAGGACTACGCCATGGGGCTGCGGCGGAAGCTGGAAGAGGCCGAGGCGATGATCCAGCACCTTGCACCGAGCCGCGCACGAAGCCTGGCGCTGACCAAGCTGGACGAAGCGCTGCTTTGGACGAATGTGGGCATTGCGGAAGCCGGGATCCAGCAGAGTTATACGGCTGTGCCGCGGAACAGGGGCTTCGACTTTGACGATGCTCTGGCGACAAATGTGGACGGACAGCAGGTGCGGGCAACACGGGCCAGGGATATTACGTTTGACGGGATGAAGATCGTCCCGCGGAGGGATGAGGATCAGGCCATGACAGCACAAAAAGCTGCTCCGAGTGCTGAGGGAGACTTCGTTTTGCTGAAGCCTGGTCAGGTGGCGATTGATGCGGGGAGGCTGGCCAAGCTGGTTGAGGAGAGTGCACAGAAAGAAGCGGCCATGGGGAAGGACAGCGCGTCCCACCATCTGGCCGAACTGGATCTGCTGGCAAGGGCCCAGAAGGACTGGTACTACGCCATGCTGAGCTACATTATGGGTGACGATGGCAATGCCGAGGAGGAATCAAAATGAATTCGATCCTGACGAGCGTGAAGAAGCTGCTGGGCATTGCCGAGGAGTGCACCGACTTTGATGCGGACATCATCATGTACATCAACATGGCACTGTTTGCACTGGTGCAGATGGGGGTGGGCCCCGGCGAGGGGTATGCCATTTCCGGGAAAGAAAACGAATGGACGGAGTTTGTTGCCGACCCGGTGAAGGTGGAAGCGGTGAAGGCTTACGTGGCCGTGAAGGTACGGCTGCTGGGCTTTGACCCGCCCCAGAGCAGCACTACCATGGAAGCACTGAAGAACACCGCGGCGGAAATGGAATGGCGGCTGAACGTGGAGCACGATAATTCTGAGAAAGAAGCGTGACAACATGGTGAAACATGAAGGCAACATCCTGATGGAATGGCCCGAAGCATATCGCCAATTGGTTTCGGGTAAGAAAATTTGTATGTACTGCTACTATGTTGATGAAACTGGTAGGCATGACTACAAAGATTACTGGTATATCAATGCCGACGGGCATTTGGTGGTGCATCGTGAGGATGGAATCGAACGAGATTTGAGCGATCCTAAATGGCTGCTCGAATATTTGGAAATGACCACTTGGCCGAGATACTGGACAGTGATTCAGGATAAAACGTAAGGTTCCCACCTTATTATAATAGGAGAATTGAAAATGGCACTCTCGAACACGGCCACGCCGATCTACTACGGCCGTTTTCGGGAGGCCGTGATGCGTGGCGAAATACCCGTTTGCCGGGAAATTGCCATGGAGATGGAGCGGATCGACGACCTGATCGCCAACCCGGGCATCTACTATGACGACAAAGCGGTGAACGGCTTTATCTCCTTTTGCGAGGATGAGCTGACCCTGACCGACGGCACCGACGTGAAGCTGCTGGACAGTTTCAAGTTATGGGCCGAAGAGATCTTTGGATGGTACTACTTTGTAGAGCGAAGCGTCTTTGTGCCGAACGAGCGCGGAGGCGGCGGACACTACGAGACCCGGCGGCTGAAAAAGCGGCTGGTGACAAAGCAATACCTCATCATTACCCGATCGGCCGCGAAGACCATGTATCTGGAGTTTTTGCAGGCGTATTTCTTGACGGCGTACACCACCACGACCCAGCAGCTGACCACCGCTCCGACTATGAAACAGGCCGAGGAGGTGCTGGCACCTTTCCGTACCGCATTGGCGCGGGCAAAGGGGCCGGTGTTCCAGTTTATGACCGAGGGCAGCCTGCAAAACACCACCGGCTCTAAGGCAGACCGGGTGAAGATGGCTTCCACCAAGAAGGGCATCGAGAACTTTTTGACCAACAGCCTGCTGGAAGTGCGCCCGATGACCATTGAGAAGCTGCAAGGACGGCGCGACACTGTGGCGACCGTGGACGAGTGGCTCTCCTGCGACATCCGGGAAGACCCCATTGGTGCCATTGAGCAGGGCGCAGCCAAGAACGAGAATTATCTCATCGTGGCGGCTTCCTCTGAGGGCACGGTGCGCAACGGCTGCGGCGACGACATCAAAATGGAGTTGATGAGCATCCTGAAAGGGGAGTACGTCAACCCCCATGTGTCCATCTGGTACTACAAGCTGGACTCCATTGAGGAAGTGGGCCAGCCGGAGATGTGGCTGAAGGCCAACCCGAACCTGGGCAAGACCGTGAGCTACGAGACCTACCAGTTGGATGTGGAGCGTGCGGAGAAATCCCCCAGCGCCCGAAACGATATTCTGGCCAAGCGCTTCAACCTGCCCATGGAGGGCTACACCTATTTCTTCCCCTACGAGGAGACCCTGTGTCACAGGAAGAGAAGTTTCTGGCAGATGCCCTGCGCCATGGGCGCGGACCTTTCCATGGGCGACGACTTCTGCGCCTTTACCTTCCTGTTTCCGCTGTCCAACGGATATTTTGGGGTCAAGACGCGGGACTACATTACATCCTACACCCTCAGCCAGCTTCCGGCTTCGAGACGGCAGCAGTATGAGGAGTTCATGCGGGAAGGGACCCTGTTCGTGTTTGACGGCACGGTTCTGGACATGATGCAGGTGTACGATGACCTGGACAACTTTATCATGGAGAACGAGTACGACGTACGGGCGTTTGGCTACGACCCCTACAACGCACAGGAGTTCGTGAAGCGCTGGGGCGATGAAAACAGCACCTTTGGCGTTGTGAAAGTGATCCAGGGTGCAAAGACCGAAAGCGTGCCGCTGGGTGAGCTGAAAAAGCTGAGCGAACAGCGGAAGCTGCTGTTTGACGAACAGCTGATGCAATTTGCCATGGGCAACTGCATTACGCTGGTGGACACCAACGGCAACCGGAAACTCTACAAACAGCGGCAGGATCAGAAAATCGATGCCGTGGCTGCTATGATGGACGCTTATGTGGCGTGGAAACAGAACCGGGATGCGTTTGAATAAAACGGAACCGCCAGCGTATTACGGAACGAAAACGCAGTACGCTGGCGGTTTTTGTTTTTTTTTTTTTTTTGCGCGGGAAATCCAAATAGAGGGTCAGTCATCGTCATCTGCGGAAGCCCAGTCAATATTTTGGGTGTGACAGGAGGGACAGGTCCAATAGCCTTCCTCGTTATCGCCATCTTCCCATGGCGCTGTGTAAGGCGCATTGCGAAGATCACGGCCACAGTTGATGCAGTAGTTTTCCATAGAGATACTCCTTTCAGGTTTTCTTTACTTGATATGGTTGATCATGCGGATCTCGGAATGTCATATCCGGAGGAAGGTCTTCTCCGGTCTGCTCTTTGAACTCGTCAATCTTCTCTTGAGACGGATGACAACCTTCATGGAGATGAACCATGATCATACCAAGCGAATGTATGATGGTTTCATAGTCGTCCGGATTACGAGGCGCATATTTCCGGTGATCAGGCTCTGATTCTTCTGGTTCGGAAAAAACCTTTGCAGATATGGAATTATCCTGTTCCGCATCTGCATCTATGGACAGCGAGTGATTCTGGTCTTCAGGCAATTCGTTCGTGGATTCCGTGAGTTGCGGAAGGGCAGCATTGTCATCCTTCAGGTTTAAATAAAATGTTCCTGCGGCAAGGGCAACGATACCTGCGATTCCAATTCCCTTAGTGAATCCGGGATGGGCTGTTCTGAAATCGTTCAGTTTTACTTTACTCTTCGCAATGGCATTGTACTCATTGAAGTCAGGATCCTGATCGTAGGGCACGATACTTTTTGTATGACAGTTCTCGCAGGTGACCGTGCGTGGCAGCCATCGCGGGACGGCCAATTCCTTACCGCAGTTCGGGCAATGACAAGTAAACATGGGCGGCAGCTCCTTTTGCTTCTATGCCTTGAGTATAGCATAAGTGCAGAAAAAGGCAATAAGAAACATGGAAAATCTGTCGAAAATTATAATAGGAGGATTTATGAACGGCTGTACTTATAACGAAAAAGTAAAGAGGGCAATGAAGCTGTTGCCAACGCACGGTTGAAAGAATGAGGTGAGCAAAAATGAACGATTATTGGAACTATCTGGCGCATGGCGAGCTGGGAAAAGAGCGAAAGGGGCACAAATACTATGCCCGTGTTGCTGTTGGACGTAACAAATTGGGATTTACCCAGTATCGTTATTTCTACGATGCGCGAGAATATGGCGCGTACATGACTCGGCAGAAAAACAACCGGTATTCGCCTAAATTCGAGGGCAAAAAGAACACGACGTACTTTGTAACCGGAAAAGGAACATCGATGGTGGATGGTGGCACTGCTAACAAAGATATTCAGCGTGCAAAAGGACTTGGTGTCTATACCACTCACTATCTCTCTAACGAAAAAAGAACTCCGACCGGAGCCACCGCCACGAGCGAAGCCAAAACCGTGAAAGATCATCCGAATCTGCGGAAAGCGAAGCAACGCATCAAGACCACTGTCGAAAAAGGCAAGAAGTTTGTGTCGGGGTTGGTTACTAACAACACTAAAATCACAATGCTGCGAGATATGGATGGAAAGAGTACCAGGAAGTACGTTTCCGGAAAAAAGAAGGGCAAGAGCTTCATATCGAGCCTGTTCGGTGATAATCCTAAAATCACGATGCTGAAGGACATGGACGGAAAGAGCGTTAAGAAGTACATTGCCGGAAAGAAATGAGGTGATGAGACAAACATGCAGGTATACAAGGACGAGCTATACCACTGGGGCATCAAGGGCATGAAGTGGGGCGTGCGGCGGTACCAGAACAAGGACGGTACCCTGACGGCCGCAGGCAGGAAACACTATGCCGGGGACGGGAACGCCGGTGAAGATGCACAGGAGCCCAAGACAGAGTATGCGCCCAAGCGAACCGGGAAAAATGCGGAGGACTACTCCGACGAGGAGCTGCGGGCACGGATCAACCGGCTGCAAATGGAAAAGCAGTACCGGGATCTTCAGGGGCAGACCAACATCCGGGCGGACGACCCCAACAAGGAACTGAAAGCCGAGAAAGAGCGGCTCCAGCTCCAGAAGGACGTGAAGCAGTTGCGGAAGGACGTGTACAGCGGGCAGAGCTTTGTGAAGACCGTAATGACGAACGCTTCCCAGCAGTTTTTGACCAAGGCCGCTTCCGGTGCTATGAGCTACGCAGCAAAACAGTTCATCACGAAGGAACTCAAGAACCCTGATCTGGCGAACGCCATTGTGAGCGGAAGCGCTGGCGGAAACCAGCAGAAAAAAGACGATGACAAGAAAGACAGTTAAGGTCTGGAGGAAATCAAAATGGCATCACAAACCTTTGGCTCCAGACTGAGACACGCCTGGAATGCGTTTTTGAACCGGGATCCCCCCGGAAGAAGCGGCGAAGGATACAGCTACCGGCCTGACCGGGTAAGGCTGAACCGAAGTAATGACCGGACGATCATGACGGCCATCAACACCCGCATTGCAATGGACGCTGCGGCAATCACCATCAATCATGTAAGGCTCGATGAAAACGGACGCTACGACGAAACCGTTGATTCGGGCCTTAATTCTTGTCTGAACCTTTCCGGCAATAAGGACCAGACGGGCCGGGCACTGCGATATGACATGTTCCTTTCCATGCTGGACGAGGGATGCATTGCACTGGTGCCGATTGACGTGGACTACAACGGGAAGACCGGTAAGACCCGGATCGAATCCATGCGGGTTGGAAGGGTGCTGGAATGGTACCCGGACGACGTGCGGCTGGAAGTGTACAACGACCGGACCGGACGGAAAGAGGAGATCACCCTGCCGAAGACACAGGTGGCCCTGGTGGAGAACCCGTTCTATGCCGTGATGAACGAACCCAACGGCACGGTGCAGCGCCTGATCCGGAAGCTGAACCTGATGGACGTGATCGACGAACAGGTGGGCAGCGGCAAACTCGACCTGATCATCCAGCTGCCCTACGTTGTGAAGGGCGAGACCCGGAAGAAACAGGCCGAAGAACGGCGGGCACAGATCGAACAGCAGCTCGCCGGTTCCAAATACGGCATTGCCTACACCGATGGCACAGAGCATATCACGCAGCTGAACCGCAGCCTCGAAAACAACCTTCTGAAGACCGTGGAGTACCTGACCAACATGGCATACAGCCAGTTGGGTATCACCCCGGAGATCATGAACGGTACTGCTTCCGATGCTGTGATGACCAACTACGAGAACCGCACCATCGAACCCATTGTGGCGGCTGCCGTGGACGAGATCCGGCGGAAGTTCCTGACCGAGGACGACCGGGCGAACCGGGAATCCGTGATGTACTTCCGTGACCCGTTCAAGCTGACCCCTGTTTCCGCCGTTGCCGAAATGGCCGACAAGTTTACCCGCAACGAGATCATGACCTCTAACGAGTTCCGGCAGGCCATTGGCATGAAACCCAGCAAGGACCCCAAGGCAGATGAACTGCGGAATGCAAACATCAGCCAGAGCAGTGAGGAAATTGCGGCGCAGAACAAAACGATCACGGCAGGGCGGGATGCCGTAGAGAGGAGTATTGCAAATCAAAATGGTTAATTTTGACTACGATTGCAGCGGCTGGGCGACGAAAGCGAACGTCCGGTGCTATGACGGGCTGGTGATCGCGCAGGATGCCTTTAAGGAATGCAGCGGCAAGGTTGTGCCCATGGTGTACAACCACGATCACTCCAACGTGGACAACGTGATCGGCCACTGCCTGCTGGAGAACCGGCCCGGCGGCGTGTACTGCTATGCCAAATTCAACGACACTGACACCGGCAAGACCGCAAGACAGTGCGTGGAGAGCGGCGACCTGAGCGCCTTTTCCATTTTTGCCAACGGCCTGAAGAAGGTGGGCAGCACCGTGAAGCACGGCTTTATCCGGGAAGTGAGCCTGGTGCTGGCCGGATGCAACCCGGGTGCCCTGATCGACGAGGTGGTAAAGCACAGCGCCGATGAGGACTACGAGGGCGGCGAGGCCTTTATCTATAACGAGGACGGCCTGAGCCTGACCCACGGCATGGACCCCGAGGGCAACCCGCTGGAAGACCTTACACACAGTGCGGACAGCGGCGATGCCGTGACCGACGATAAAGCAACACAGGAGGAAGCCAAAATGGCGGACGAAAAGAACGAAGGCAAGACGCTCGAGCAGGTCTACAACAGCATGACCGACGAGCAGAAAGAGTGCTGCCACGCTCTGGTGGGCCTGGCCCTGGAAGAGAAGGAAGGCGGCAACAACGATGACGGTGAGGAGGACGATACCGTGAAGCAGAATGTTTTCGACAAGGATACCAACGCAACTGTGCTGAAGCACAGCATCGAAGAGATCAACAACGTGGTCAAGACCGCAAAGAGCCACGGCACCATGAAGGCTGCCTTTGAGGATGCCGGCATGGACAGTGACGAGCTGGCCCACAGCATCGACAACATCGACTGGCTGTTCCCTGAGGATCACCTGCTGGACACCACGCCCCGCATCATCGACAAGCCCGACGACTGGGTGAGTGTGGTCATGGGCGCTGTGCACCACATTCCTTTCAGCCGGTTCAAGAGCATGTTTGCCGACCTGACCGAGGAGGATGCCAGCGCCAAGGGTTACTTCAAGGGCAACTTCAAGAAGGAAGAGGTCTTTGGCCTGCTGCGCCGCTCTACCAGCCCCACCACCGTGTACAAGAAGCAGAAGCTGGACCGCGACGACGTGATCGACATTACCAGCTTTGACGTTGTGGCATGGCTGAAGCAGGAGATGCGCCTGAAGCTGAACCGTGAGCTGGCTCTGGCTTACCTTCTGGGCGACGGCCGTCTGGCTGCCTCCGAGGACAAGATCGACGAGAACTGCATCCGCCCTGTGTTCAACGACAGCGACCTGTTTACCATCAAGGTCCAGTGCAAGACCACCGGCCTGACCACCGTGGAGGACAAGTACAAGGCCCTGATCAAGCAGATCCTGCGCAGCCGCAAGGAGTACCGCGGCTCCGGCACCCCCACCCTGTTCACCACCGAGGACGCTCTGACCGAGATGCTCCTGCTGGAGGACGGCATCGGCCACCCGCTGTACGCTGACGAGGCTGCTCTGGCCCGCAAGCTGCGTGTGAAGAACATTGTGACCATTCCCGAGATGGAGGGCCGCAAGGGTGCCAAGGGCGGTGACCTGGTCTGCCTGATCGTGAACCTGGCCGACTACACCGTGGGCGCAGACAAGGGTGGCGCTGTTTCCATGTTCGACGACTTCGACATCGACTTCAACGCCCAGAAGTACCTGATCGAAACCCGCTGCTCCGGTGCTCTGACCACCCCGTTCAGCGCCATGGCTGTTGAGTGGGCTGCTTAAAGAGAAAGGATAGAACTATGCTGAACACCATCTACGAGACCGGTTATGACCTGCACGTGGCAAACTACATTGCCTACCTGCACACCGACAAGAAGCTGTACGAGGACGAGGCCCACAAGGTTCAGGCCAAGAAGGCTGACGTGGAGAAGGCCTTTAAGCTGGGCCGTCTGATCGTGATGGCTGCCGACAAGACCTACCTGCCTGTGGCCCTGGTGGCTGCCGGTGTGATTGTGACCGACGGCACCACCCCCACCACCTGCACCATGGCTGCGGACGAGGCCTGATCTTTTCAGGTTTCAAGGTTAGCCACAACAAATCAAAATGGAGTGAGAAGAGATGAGATACTGCGGGAAGCTGGGATTTGCAGATGAGGTGGAGGAGACCGCCCCCAGCGTATTTACCGAGAAGATGACGGAACGCACCTATTACGGGGACGTGCTGGAGTTTGGACGGCAGATGCAGATGGGGGACAAGGTGAACCCCGACATCACGGTTGGAAACCAGTTGAGCATTCTGGCGGACCCGTTTGCAAACGACCATCTCTACGATCTCCGGTATGCGGTGTTTATGGGACAGAAATGGCAGGTGACCGGCGTGAAGGTACAATACCCGCGTTTGATCCTGACTTTGGGAGGGCTCTGGAATGGAAGCACGGCTGAAGGTTGACACGCTCCTGCGCGAAGTGCTGAAGGAGAATGGAAAGTCGATCCACCTCTATTATCAGCCGAAAGCGGGGTTCCAGCTCCAGTATCCCTGCATCGTGTACAGCGAAACCAGGATCCGGAACAACCATGCAAACAACAGGGTCTACATCCAGCATCCGTTCTACACGGTGACCGTGATGGACAAAGACCCTGACAGCAAGATCAAAGCGGCCGTAAGTGTGTTGCCAAAATGCACCTACGACCGCTCTTTTGTTTCGGACGGATTATACCACACCGTTTTTACGATCTACATCTAAGGAGGAACTATATGTCCAGATTAATTTGGGACGCGGTCGGCGAAAAGTTTTACGAGATGGGCACCAAGCTGGGTGTCCTGTATCCCATGAACAACACCGGCGCTTACGACAAGGGCGTGGCCTGGAATGGCCTGACCGCCGTGACCGAGAGCCCCTCCGGCGCTGAGGAGACCAAGCTCTACGCTGACGACATCAAGTATGCTTCTCTGCGCTCTGCCGAGGAGTACGGCTACACCATCGAAGCCTACACCTACCCCACCGAGTGGGAACCCTGCGACGGTTCCGCACAGGTTGCAACGGGTGTTTCCATCGGCCAGCAGAAGCGTCAGGGCTTTGGTTTCAGCTGGGTGACCACCGTGGGCAACGACGTTGACGATGAGGTGGGCCAGAAGATCCACATTGCGTGGAACAGCACCGCTTCTCCCAGCGAGAAGAGCTACGCCACCATCAACGACAACCCCGATGCCATCACCTTCAGCTGGGAGTGCACCACCTCCCCCGTGAACGTGACCGGCCACCGCCCCCACAGCCACATGGAGATCGACTGCTCCAAGCTGAAGCCTGCCACTGTGAAGGCCATTCAGGACAAGCTCTGGGGCACCGAGACTGCCGAGGCGACCCTGCCTTCCCCCGACGAGCTGATCAAGCTGATCACCGACAGCGAGGGCCAGGTGTAAGAAGCCAGGCATCAATGAACACGATAAAGGAGAAGAAAAATGCTGAAAAAGACGATGACCACCGTGGACTTTGGCGGTACTGAGCGGACGGAAGACTACTACTTTAATCTGACCCGTGCCGAGATCATGGAGATGGAGCTGACCACCGAGGGCGGCCTTGTGCAGATGATCAACCGCATCACTGCCGCCCAGAGCCAGCTGGAGCTTGCCAAGCTGTTCAAGCAGATCATCTGCAAGAGCTACGGTGTGCTGAGCCCGGACGGCCGGAAATTCATCAAGAACGATGCGGTGCTGGCGGACTTTATGTCCACCCAGGCCTACAGCGACCTGTACTACAAGCTGGCCTCCAACGGCGAGGCAGCGGCCGCATTCTTTGAGGGCATCCTGCCGGAGGACATGAAGGAGGAGACCAAGAAGGCCACCCCTGTGAACGCACAGCCCGGCCTGAAGGTGCTGGAAGCCCCCGTGAAGGGCACTGAGGAGCAGTAACATGCCCCTCTTACCGCTCCGTCCGCCAAAGGGCGGCGCGTCGCGGAGCTCCCCAAAGAGGCGAGCTCTGTTTAGAAGAGGATTCAAAATGGAGCGTGCTCTGAGAAGGGCACCTCAATGAACACATACCAGGGAGAGAAAGCAAATGATGACGCTTACGATACCAGGACAACAGCGGTGGAACGAAAAGACAGAGGAATTTGTCTACACGCCTGCCGTGGTCCTGAAGCTGGAACATTCACTGCTCTCCCTGGCTCATTGGGAAAGCAACTGGAACATCCCGTTCCTGAGCAATCTGGACAAGCTGACCGTGGAGCAGTGGCTGGACTACATCCGCTGCATGACGGTGACCAAGGGGGTAGACCCCGAAGTGTACGCCAGACTGACCCGGGAACAGTACCGTTCCATTAACGAATATATGGAAGCTCCCATGACCGCAACATGGTTCAGCGGGGAGCCGAGACCCAACGAACGAAAGACCGCAGGAAAGCCACGGCCCAAACGACCGCCCCGGAAAAGCGGGACCGAGACCACGGCCGAGGTGCTGTACTGCCAGATGTTCAGCTTTGGCATTCCGAAAGAGTGCGAGAAGTGGCATTTGAACCGATTATTGACCCTGATCCGGGTATGCCAGGAGAGCCAGGCACCGGCGAAGAAGATGAGCAAGGGTGACCGGATGGCCCAGCAGCGGATGCTGAACGAGCAGAGAAAGGCCCGGCTGAAGACGAGAGGGTAAGATGCCAAAAGTAATTGTCTTTCGCCAGAAGGGCGACTGGAAGAAGAGCCGGAAATTTTTGAAGCGATGCTCGAACCTGAGCCTGGATGAGCTGCTGGACCGATACGGACAGGAGGGTGTGGAGGCCCTTGCGAAGGCGACCCCGAAGGACACGGGAAAGACGGCGGCAAGCTGGAGCTACACGGTGACCAAGGGAAAAGAGAGCATCGCCATTACATGGAGAAACTCCAACATCGTGGACGGTGTGCCCATTGCGGTGATCCTGCAATACGGACACGGCACACGAAACGGAGGATACGTAGAGGGCGTGGATTATATCAACCCTGCGATGCGGCCCATTTTTGAGCGGATCGCAGCACGGGCATGGGGCGAGGTGAGGACAGAATGAGCCAGGAAGTAGACAGCCGCGTTGTTGAAATGCGGTTTGAGAACGCTAATTTTGAGAAAAATACCAAACAGACCATCTCGACCATTGACCGGCTGATGGAGAAGCTCCAGTTCAAGGGAGCGGAAAAGGGCTTTGAGAAGCTGGACGCAGCCGCGGAGAACGTGGACTTTGCCCCTATGCAGACGAGCCTTGACCGGCTGGAATCCAAGTTCTCGAGCCTGAACATCGTGGCCACCACGGCGCTGGTGAACATTACCAACAAATTTGTGGACGCGGGCGAGAAGCTGGTCAAGAGCCTGTCCATCGATCAGGTGGCCAGCGGCTGGGACAAGTACACCGAAAAGACCTCCAACGTTCAGACCATCATGAACGCCACGGGCAAGAGCATCGATCAGGTGAACGGTTACCTGAACAAGCTGATGTGGTACTCCGACGAGACCAGCTACAGCTTCAGCGAGATGACCAGCGCCCTTTCCCAGATGACGGCTGCGGGCGGCAACATCGACAAGATGATCCCCATGATCATGGGCATTGCCAACGCCACCGCAGACGCGGGCAAGACGGGCTTTGCGTTCCAGAGCACCATCCGGAACCTGACCCAGAGCTACAGCGCCGGACATTTGCAGCTTCAGGACTGGAAGAGCCTGAACCTGATGGGTACGGCCACCAAGGCCCTGAAGCAGGAGCTCATTGACACAGCGGTGGAGCTTGGCACCCTGAAAAAGGGCGAGGTGACCATTGGCACCTTTGAGAGCTCCCTTTCCAAAAAGTGGGCCAACACGAAGGTCATGGAAAAGACCTTTGAGAAGTACGCCTCCATGATGGAAGCGGCCTACGAGATGACCCAGAAGAACAAGGGCATGACCAGCTCCGAGGCCCTTGAAAAGCTGAGCGGTCAATACGGCGAGCTGGCAGAACGTGCGGCTCTCGCCGCCCAGCAGGCAACCAGTTTTGGACAGGCCATTGATGCCACCAAGGACGCGGTCAGCTCAAAATGGATGGCAGTATTCGAGACCTTCTTTGGCAACAAGGAAGAGGCCACCGACACATGGACAGAGCTTTCGGATCGGCTGTACGACATTTTCGTGCCCAGCATCGACGGGCTGAACGAACGGCTGAAGGACGGACTGAACAGCGGATGGACACAACTGCAAGGCAGGCTGGGGGATCAGGCGGATGCCTACAGCTACACCCTCCAGCAGGTGGCACTGGCCAGCGGTGCTGTGACCGAGGAACAGATCACCAAAGCGGGCAGTTTTACCAAGGCATTGCAGCAGAATGGCGTGAGTGCCCAGTTGCTGAAAGCAAGCCTTGACGAAGCACAGACCAGTGCCGAAAAGCTGCTGACCCTGAGCGACAAGGAGATGGCCGCAAAGCATTATGACCGGGAGACCATCCAGCGGGATGCAGAAGCCTTTGCGAAGCTGAACGCCGAGATTCAAAATGGAACCCTGGACCTGGACGAGTATGCCCAGAAGATCGGTGAGCTTTCCGGCAGAGAGCATCTGGTGCAGAGCTTCTGGAACATCATGGATGCCATTGGCAAAGTGGTGGCCCCTGTGAAGGAGGCGTTCAGTGAGATCTTCCCGCCCGCAGACGGGGAGCGCATTTACAGCTTTGCCGAACGGCTCGACCTGATGACCCAGAAGCTCATCATCACTGACCAGACCGCGGAGAAGATCAAGAAGACCTTCAAGGGCCTGTTCACGGTGCTGAAGGGCGTTACCACGATCCTGAGCAAGATCGGCGCTGTGGCAAAGGAAGCATTTTCGCTGCTGGCGAACGCTGCGAAGCCTGTGGCACAGGTGATGCTGAGCGTGGGAGCCGGGCTGGGGGATTTCCTTGAGACGATCTACGAAGTTGCCACCGGAAGCGGCACCCTGCGGGAGAAGCTGGGCGGCATCAAGACGGCACTGACGAAGCTTCTGAGCCCCGTGGATACACTGGGCAGCATGCTGAAGAACACGAAGATCGCGCAGTGCATCGACACTTTCCTGAAAAAAGGTGAGGAGAGCACCGGTCTGCTGGGTACCTTGTACTCCGTTGGCAGGCGGGCCTTTGACGGACTGAGCGCTGTGATCCAGACCGCAGCAAGCGGAGGCATTGGCATCCTGGGTGCGCTGGGCATGGCGATCTCGACCCTGCTTTCCAAACTGGGGGGCCTTGGTGAGAACGCGGTGCAGGTGCTGGGGCTGACAAAGCCGAATCTGGAGGACTTCCAGCAGAACCTCATCGACATGCCGAAGAACCTGAGCAAATCCATGAATGAGTTTGCTTCCAGCTTCCAGCGCAGCATGAACAAGATCAACGGCTCGGTGGGGGATGCCTTTGCCCCGGTGAAACAGTTCTTTACCGCTGTGAAAGAGGGCTTTGATGCCATCAGCGGGACGGACGTTTACCGGTTTATGAGCCTGATCGACGTGGGATTGCTGGCGTTCAGCATCGGGCAGATGGCAAAAGCCACCAAGAGCCTGAAAACAATGCTGGAGACCCCGCTGACCGGAATGCTCAACTCCATCTCCGGCACCTTTAAGCAGCTGACCAGCGCGATCAAGACCTGGCAGAAGAACGAGAGCACCAAGACCCTGACCGGCATGGCCACCGCGATCCTGATCCTGGCCGGGGCCATGTACGTGATGAGTCGGATCAAACCCGACCAGTTCACGGAGATCGCCATTACGGTCTTTGGCTTCGTGACCCTGCTGACGGTCTCGGCAAAGCTGCTGGAGCCTACCACCAAGCGGTTCACGAAAGCATTTGACAGCCTGAAAGCCAGCGCCCTGAACGCAGCGACCCTGTGGGGTACTGCTGCGGCGCTGATCGGACTGGGCATAGCCATTGGCTCCATTACCAAGGGACTTTCCCGGATCATGGAGGTCATGCAGAAAGGCCACATTGCAGCAAATGTCTCAGCGCTGGTCGTTGTGACCGCGTCCATCGTTGCCATGATGCTGGCGATGCGTCAGCTCTCTCTGGCGCTGGTGGTGGGCGAGAAGGCCATGAACCACAAAGTGATCCTTTCGACGGCGGTGGAGCTGGTGGCGCTGAGCGGTGCCATCAAGGTGATTTCCACCGCTCTGAAGCCCCTGAGCGAGATCAAGTTCACCAGCCTGGTAAAAGCCGGTATGGCGGTGGTTTCGCTGGGCGGACTGCTGACCACCATGGCCACGGCTCTGGCTGCGGTGAACAAGGTGATCGGCCCGACCGGATTTCAAAATGGAGCCGCGCTCACTGCCATGGCTGGCGGCATCTGGATCGCAGCACAGGCGGTGAGCAGTCTGGCGAACATTCAGCTTGTCCGGCTGGATGCGGCCATGACCAGCATCAAGACCCTGATGCTCCTGATGACCACCATGTCGGCCTTTTCGTCCAAGACGAAGTTCGGCTCCGGCGCGGCCATCCTGGTGATGTCTACCTCCCTTGTTGTACTGGCAGGAGCCGTGGGGCTGTTTGCCGTGATGGGGGATGCGGCCATCGATGGGCTGATCAAGGTTGCAGCTGGATTGACGGCGCTGACGATCGCATCCAGTATGTCCACCGGTGGCGTGAGTTCCGGCGCAGGAATCCTTCTGACGGCAAGTGCACTGTATGTGCTGGCTGCGGCGGTGGAGAAATTTGCGGCATTGGACATTGGTGAGCTTTTACGGGGCGGGATTTTCGCATTGCTCGGACTGGGAAGTCTGGTTGGCGGGCTAGTCGTATTCACAAAATTCGGCGTTGCTTCCGCACTGGATGGTCTGGGCTCCGCTATGCTCAAGATGAGCGCGGCGCTGCTGATCCTGGCCCCTGCCATTAAACTGCTGGGCGATGCTGATCCGAAAACTGTCGGGCAGGCGTTACAGGTATTTCTGGACGGAATGCTCATCACCATGCTGGGTGGTGCTCTTCTGACGGCAATGCCTCAGCTGGCGGTTGGATTGGAACTGCTGGCAAAAGCATTCTGGAACTTCGCAAAGTCGCTGGGCGTGATCGCGCTGGCGACTGCGGCGATGGGTGTTCTTTCCATGTTTGCAGGACCGATCTGTCAAGCCATCATCAACGCCGCCCCGGACATTCAGGAAGCACTGACCACCGTGGTGACGATGCTCTGCGAGGTGATCAAGAACTGCGCCGGGCTCATTGTCGAGGCATTTGACGCGCTGGTCCGTGCCGTGATCCCGGAGTGCTGGCAGCTGGCGAAGGACAGCCTGAGTTTCCTTGGTGTTCCGGAAACATGGGGCGAACTGTTCAGCGGCATCGGAAATGCCATGAAGGATGCGGCGCTGGGCATCTTTGACTGGTTCGGCGAGATCTTTGAGGACGACCGGCCGGTTGGCATGGCGATCAACGGCATCAAATCGCTGGGCGGAAAGATCGTTGATGCGTTCAAATCGTTCTTTGGTATTGCTTCGCCTTCCAAGGTGATGGCCGAGAACGGTGAATATGTCATGCTGGGCGTTGTGGAAGGTCTGCAAAACCAGAGCATTCTGGCGCAGGCAAAAGCGGCCATGCACAGCGCTGCTGCCGCCATCCGGAATGTTTTCACCACCTTCTGGGGCATCCATTCGCCCAGTGACGTTGCAGCCAGCGACGCGGAGAACATCCTTGAGGGTGCGATCCTGGGCATTGGTGACAAGACGAAACAGGACGAGCTGCGGCAGGCGAGTTATTCTGGCGCACTGGTGATGAAAGACGGTGTCCTTCAGGCCATGGACGAGACCGTTATTGCCATCCAGAAGAAGATGCCGGAACTTTATGACGCGTTCAAGCAGAGCAGTCTGCATCCCGGCAATCTGCTGTATCAAAATGGGCTGTCCGGCGCGATGAACGATTTCAGCGATGCCATGGACGATACCATTGTGATCCCCGGAAAGACAGGCATGAAGAGAGCAGGCAGCAGCCGGAACGCAACGAAGGCCGAGATTGCAGGCGCAAAACAGGGAAATGCGGATGCGCAGAAGAATCTGAAGAACCCATACGGCATCCTGAGCAGTTGGTACCAGAACGCCGTGGATGATGCACTGGACGGAGCGGGCGGCGGCACCACTAAGTCCAAAGCCTCCAAGGCCGGTAAGTCACTGGCAGACACGCTGACAAGTGCATTCTCCGACCAGCTGAAGGCCAACAAGACCGAGATGTCCAACGCAACCGGCGAATACGCGCTGTGGGAAGTGACGGGCGGCGACACGGCCACGGTGGAAGAACTTATCACCAAAAAGACCGAGAGCCTGACAAAGGAGATCGAGCTCCAGACCAAACGGGTGGCCATTGCAAAAGAGCAGTACGACACCCTGCTGGCCAAGGTGGGCGCGAACAACAGCAAGACGAAAGATGCATACGGCACCCTGCTGAGCGAGCAGAAGACCCTTGCGGAGCTTCAGAGAAGCAAGCAGGACAGCATCCTGAAGGTCATTCAGGAGCGGTACGAGACCGATGCCAAGACCGCGGAGGACGAATACGAGCTTTGGAGCGCCCTGTACGAGGACAGCGCCGAGGTGACCGAGAAGTCCAACAAGAAGATCGACTACATCAACCGGAAAATCAAGAACCAGGCGGAGATCCTGCTGGCCACCGAGAAGGACTACATCGCCATCAAAAACGAGTTCGGCGAGGCAAGCCAGAAGACCCAGGCGGCCTACCAGCAGTATCTGGCGGCACAGACCGAGCAGCAGAAGCTCATCAACGAGCTGAATCAGGCCCAGCTGGATGCCTATGACAGCAAGGTCTCCTACCTGGAAAAGCAGGAGAAGCTGGTGACCAACCGGCAGAACATGCTGGCCAAGCTCTACGGAGACGGTGACCTTGCGGGCCGGGAGGATGCTTACAAGGCTGCGGTGGAACAATACGGAGCCGACAGCGTCCAGGCACGGAAGGCAGCTACCCAGGGCACCATGACCGCCATCATCGGCGTGGGCACGGCACTGGACAGCATGAGCTACAGCCTGAAGAAGGTAACGAACAAGCAGCTGAAGTACGACGAGGCTGTGAAGAAGTTTGGCAAGAACAGCGAGACCGCACTGGATGCACTGGCAGACCTGCAAAGCGAACAGTACAACTTTGTGGGCTTTGCGGAAAATCTGGCGGATGCCTTTGAACTGGACGACTCCGGCAAGCGGATGATGATGCAGCTGGGCTACTCCATCTCGAAGAACTGGCGGCCCATTCAGGAGGGCTTCAACAGCGTCTGGGCACAGGTGCAGAAGAGCGCCCCGGAAATGGCCTCGAAGCTCAGCAGAGCCTTTGGCGTGGCCACCAAGGACGGCGTGACCGAAGTGATCACCGACCTCTTTGGCACCATTACCGCCCTTGTGAGCGGTGACTGGGGTGGGGCAGTGACCGGCGGCATTACCACCGTGTTGGACTTTATGGGCACGGAATTCGGCCGCCTGCTGATGAGCAAGGGCATGAACGCTCTGCTGGGACTGCCCAAAGCCTTCAGTGCACTGGCCCAGGGCGGCGGTACCCTGAAGGTGATGGGACAGGTGGTCAAGGTGACCGGCGTGACCGAGAACCTTGGCAGCATCCTGGGCAACATGAGCGGCCTGCTGGGCTCTGCCACGGGCGGCACGGGACTGCTGGGAGAAGCACTGGGCGGCCTTGGCAGCATCGGCGAGATGATCACCGGCTCCGGTGGCTTACTGGGCGGTCTGGGAGAACTGGGCGGCACTCTGGTGAGCGTGCTGGGCTCTATTGGCCCAGAAGGCTGGCTCATTGGCGCGGCCATTGCGGGCGGCGGACTGCTGATCGCCAACTGGGATCAGGTGAGCGAGTTCTTCAGCGGGTTCTTTGACTGGCTGGGAAATGCCTTCTCACACCTGTGGGACTGGATCAGCAACGGCTTCAAAGGCCTGGTGGACGTGGGCGGAAACCTGATCTCCGGACTGTGGCAGGGCATTACCGGCGCGGCGGGTGCGGTGTGGAACGGCATCTGCGACTTCGGCAGTGCTGTAGTGGACGGGTTCTGCGACTTCTTTGGCATCCATTCCCCCAGCCGCGTGATGGCGGGCATCGGCGAATACCTGAGCCTTGGTTTGGCGCAGGGCATCACCGACGAGACCGGCTCCGTGGTGCAGGGCGTACAGGACGTGAGCGACACGGCCCTTTCCACCATGATGAATCTGGCCCAGCGAGTGGGCGACATTGCCAGCGACGACTTCGAGTATGAACCCAGCATCCAGCCCGTAGTGGACATGAGCGACGTTCAAAATGGAGTGGATTGGCTGAACGACACCCTGTTCCAGAACGGCACGGTCGCCCTGAACGCAGAGCGCACCGCAGGCCTTGCTGCCAACGTGGTGCGGAAAGCCGAGATCAACAAGGCCCAGCAGGAAGAGGCCAACAAGCCTGACCCGAATGCCAACTCCAACGCCGACATCGTGGAGAGCGTGGAGACCCTCGCTGACCACATCGACGGCATTGCGAGGGCTGTTGCCAACATGAAGGTGCAGATGAACGGCCGGAAACTGGTGGGCGAGATCATCAACGACGTGGACGAAGGCTTAGGAAAAATTTCGGGAAGGAGAAAGTAAATGGCTGATCAGGGTTCACTGAACACCTCCATTGCTTCGACCATCCCGAGCTATGCAGGTGTCATCTTTCAGGTGACGGATGCGGATGGTGTGTTACAGGAGTACAGCACGAGAGACTTCAACCTGATCCCCCTGAATCCCATCCACATCCAGGCCTTTGACGAAAAATACGAGACCATGGAGTTCCCGCCCTATCACGGAAGTCCTGAAAAGACCCCGCTGAAAAAGCGGACCTTCAAGAACTCGACAGGAACATGGGATTTCTATTATGTTGCGGACGGCTCGCCCCATTCCAGCTGGGATGATTACGGGCGAAACGCCGTGGACGAGGTGCGGGAGCGCTGCGGTATCCCGGACAAAACAAGACTGAGCATCCAGCTTTACCCCGACTGGTCAAGCCGGGAGGGAGACTGGACGAGCACATATTTCCGCCTGATGCGCATTTTGCAGGGGCGGACATGCACGGTCTCGCTGGAACTGGGCGGGACCGTTTTCACTGCCGCCAAGACCAAGACATACAAGGGCCGGTGCTGGGTGAGCAATGTAAAAAACGGCAACGATGGCCGGGTGACGCTGACGATCTCGTATGACCTTCAGCCTCCCGACGATCTACTGAGTTAAAGTTTCTACATTATTATAAAGGAGGAGCTGGATGTACCATTCGATCACGATCGGAGACAAAAACACCTGGGATGACTGGAAAATGATCCCCTCGTCCCGGCCGGTGGTGGCTCCTCCTGTGGAAAAGGTCGTCTCGGTGGATGTTCCAGGACGAGATGGCACGACCTACCTATCCAACAGCTTAACAGGCTACCCGGTATTCAAGAGCCGGGAAGGCACCTGGGAATTTTATCTTGACACCGATGCATGGCGGGGGAGCAACCTTTCCAGCCCCATCGGCGCAGGAGCGCTGGATCATCTTTCCCGTATACTGCACAAGGGCAATGCAACGCCCGGGCAAGTGCGTGTGCGGCTGGAAGATGACCCGGCGTTCTTTTATTTGGGAAGGATCTGGGTGGACGGCGGTATCAAACAGCAGAACGGGCACTCGCTCATCACGCTGGGATATACCCTTTATCCATTCAAGTTTTTATATGAGAGCATCCGGGAGGACTGGCTCTGGGACGACTTCGGGTTCGAGACAGACCTGGCCCTGCCATACTGCAAAGACCTTGCCATCAAGGCGGGTGAGACGCTCAAGTTCCCGATGCCGCCCAGCGAGAAACCGAGCCTCATTCAGGTGGAGCGAAGCGGGGCAAGCGGAGGCACCCTGACGGCAACGCTGCGGAAGAGCCGAAGCTGGCCTTACGACGAGGCAAAGCGGCTGGGGCTGAAGAACACGGCAACCTCGGTGAGCCTGACCAGCAACACGAAGGCTGACCTTGGCATCGTGGACAACGACCTGCGGTATGACGTGTACGAGGTGGTGCTGACCGCAACGACCGCCATGACCGTGGGGCTTTACTATCAACCGGCGTACTTGTAAACCTCTCAGTCTCGCTATCGCTCGCCAGCTCCCCTAGTAGGGGGAACCATTGGCAGTACGGTAACTTTGAACTGGACGAAGAGCGTTTTACGAAATTTCAAAATGGATGCAGAGAGGGTGAGGAAGTATCGGATATAAAGTTTACGCAGGCAGCATCGAAAAAACGACCGGTACCTTTGGCGGGGTGAGCGCCCTGGGCTACCGGTGGACCAGCAAGGAGTGCATCTTCGATTCCCAGGGTGACGCGGTGGAAGGACAGGTCTCGAACCGATTTCTGGAAGAGCCCATCCTGAATCTGGCCAAAAACGAGTTCGGAAACTTTGAGGCGACGATCCCCTACCAGCTGAACTCCGCCATTGGCCAGTACACGAACCCCATCTACAAGACACTGAAGTTCCAGAAAACCTGGATGGAGGTACTGGAGGACGACGTTCCGATCTGGCTTGGGTATGTGACCGAGACCGAAAAACAGTTCGACCTGAGTTACAGAGTATATGTGACGGGTGTATTGGGGCAACTGCAAAACTACACTCCGAAAATAGACGGTGGGACGTATTTCCTGACTGCCAAGAGCGACGGCACTGTACCAACCGACAGCCTGTTCTACAAGTCCGTTGCGGCGCTCAAGGACTACTATCAGGGGCCGTACGGGACGTTCGGCATCGGAAAGGTGACCATCCAGCTGGGAAACACCATCGACACCACGAACCAGGGCACGCTGTTCCTGAGCCAGTGGAACCTGCTGCAAACCTACCTGCTTGACGAGTATGATGGGTACCTGCGCACCCGCATCGTGCAGGCAGACAACGGTTCAGATGTCTGGCGCATTTACGTTGACTACCTGTTGGACACCGATGAAAAAACGACCCAGGCCATCGAGTTTGGCGTGAACCTGCTGGATTTCAGTTACCTCGAACAGATGGCAAGCGACATCGTGACGAGAGTGACAGCTTACGGCACCCAGACGACCACCAGCGGCTGGTGGATCTTCAAGACGACCACCGTGAGCGCGATCTCGGAAACAGTGCGGGACGAGGCGGCAGAAGCAAAGTACGGTATCATCGAGAAGTGCATCCAGGTGGATGGCAATGTTACCAGCGCTGACCTGAAGAAAAAAGCGCAGGAAGAACTAGACAATTACCGCCAGAGCGTGGAGCCCGTGATGACCCTGACGGCCTACGACCGGAGAGACGGTGGCGAGGATGTACAGCGGCTGGGGTTCCTGAAGAAAACCAGGATCATCTCGAGCCCCCATGAGCTGGACCAGTGGCTGGTATGTGTGAAGCTGACCTTACCGCTGGATTCGCTGGACAACAAGGTGTTCAGCTTTGGCCTGACCCCGGAAAAGCTGACGAAACAGCAGCAGGTGGAGGCAGTCAAGGAAAAGATCCAGAGCGTGATGGACGCTATCATCAGCTTCCTGAACCAGTGGCTGGGACTGAACCAGAGCTGAAACTTCAAAATGGAGTGACCAGAAGGAGGTAAAACGGAACCAGATGGACTTTGACAAGATCATTACAGGCATCCGAAAGGCGCTGTATGGACGAGAAGTCCGAGAGTACATCGCCAGTGCCATCGAGTGGGTGAAAAGCGCCATCACGGATGCACTGGCGAAGATGAAGGAGCTGCTGAAACAGGCCGAAGCGGCACGGGATGCGGCAAAGGAAAGCGCGAACAAATCGGCTGCCAGTGCCACGGAATCGGCCAATTCAGCAATGGAATCGAAGAGGAGTGCAGACGCAAGCGCAAAATCGGCAACGGCTTCCGCAAACAGCGCCAATGAATCGGCAGGGTATGCAAGCGCTTCCGCAAACAGCGCCAATGAATCAGCCGGATATGCAAATGATTCGGCCAACAGCGCGGCGGCTTCCGAGGCGAGCGCTGCGGATTCTGCCAATGCGGCCATGAAGGCATTGCAGGAAGCGGCGGATTCGGGTGCGTTCAAGGGGGATAAAGGAGATAAAGGGGATAAGGGTGACAAAGGTACTGATGGCACGAATGGTACAACCAATGCCTCAGAAATTAACGCCGGAATCCTTGGCATTTCTTATGGAGGAACAGGAGCCAGTACCCTAGATCAGGCGTGTGGAAACTTACTTTGGAGAGATATTATACCCGAAAACTGTAATTGGGATACTCTTGCGACGGGAATCTGGCGCACGGTACCTGAACGCTGGGGGACGAATGGCCCAACAAGCGTATACACTTACGGCGCGGTTTTTGTGTGGAATTATGCGGGGAATGTGACACAGATCTATATTTCGCATTCTTCCACTGACCCAATATGTTTTCGTCAACGCTGGAACAGTGATAATAACTTTGCACACTGGCAGACCGCATCTACTCTTTTTGCCACAAAAGCATCCGGTGTGACCGATTATAATGATTCATCCAGAACAATCCAAGTCGGCTATGCGGGCGACGGCCTTAACACGTCGAATCTGACGTACATTGCCGGTTATACGGACAACGGTACGAAGATCAAGGATGTTTCCAAGGATGTGCTGAAAAGCTGGCTTGGCCTTGACAGTGCGGCTTCCGGCGTGCAATCTTCCGGCTCAAATTACATCCGTTTTGGAGATGGAACACAGATCTGCTGGGGAACGATTAGTAATGTGACAGTGACGGTGACGGGCACTGTGGAGTATGAATTATATCTGCAAACTCAGCATGAGACGATAAGCCGCAATTTCTCTGCAGCCAGAATCACATTTCCTCAGGCTTTCTCAAATACATCGTACTCAGTCGTATTCCAAAACAGTTATAATGTCACGGATGTAAACACATATATCGGCAGCACGTTTGATTTTTACTCCAATAAGTATGATATTCATATCACTGGCGGAAAACTTGTATCTATCAGCAGCACAAATCCCGCAATGGGCAAGAGCACCACAGGCTGCACCTTAAACAGCGGCGATGGAAGCATGTATGTGGCCGTGGGCCGCTGGAAGTGATAGACAGGAGGAATTAAAGTGGATATTACCATTGGATACCACATACCGAAGCCGGTGCAGACCCAGAAGGACTGCGACCGCTACACCGCTATGGTACAGGCCGTGGCAGACCACAATGCAACGGCTGCTGTAGGAGAGGCCCTGTGGAGCATGGATGATCAGCCGGAGGCTTACGTTGTGGTGGAGGCTGGAACGCAGACGGACCCTGCCGATGCACCGAAGCCGACCCCTACACTGGAGGAGCGGCTTGCTACGATGGAGAATGCCCAGAACGACACGGACAGCCTGATGGTAGACCAGGAGTACCGGCTGACACTGCTGGAGCTTGGGGTTACGCCGGAGGAATAAGAGTCGGGTCAGCCCATTTGTATCGTTTCGCTTATTGGCCCACTGAAAAGGAATGCTGATGAGCGATTTTTTACATTAAGATGGCTCATGCAGAACGTGAGCAGAAAGGACTCAAAATGGAACTCTACAACACCTGTGCACGCCTGATCGAACGCGGTAAGACCAACGGGATGCAGCGGAAGCTGGATATCTTCTTTGCCAACGACCGCCTGACCGAAGAGGAGTATGAAAAGCTGTGCACCCAGCTGGCCGAGAAACTGAAGGAGCAGGGGAATGGCTGAGCTCAAAGTCCGTGTCACACTGGGTGATACGACCGTGAAAGGGACGTTGGACGAACTGATCGAGAGTGGAATTTTCAAAATGGAGTACGACCAGGCGGAGCTCGACGAAATCGTGAAAGAAAAAGTCGAGGGACAGAGAGCGGCATGGGAAGCTGACCCCAAAGCGCACCTGCACCAGATGACTGAAAAAGATATGGGTGCGCATACATTCAGTCTGCCCGGTCTTTGTAAGTACGAGATTCCTTGCACGGTGCACGTTGCGAGTGGATGCTTTGCTTCTCGCCCGAAGAATGGCGACGGGCTGACGGGCTGGATGCCAGTTTTGCTCTATACCCTGAAGAAAAAGGAGGATGCAGATGCTTGACATTATTGACGTTTCCCGCTGGCAGGGAACCATTGACTGGAAAAAAGTCAAGGCCAGCGAGAAAGTGGGTGGCGTGATGATCCGTACAGTTTCCACCAAGAGCGGGCAGCTGTACGTTGACCCGATGTTCGAGAAAAACTACGCCGGTGCGAAAGCCGTGGGACTGCCCGTGGGTGTGTACTATTACACCATGGCCGTGACCGAGGGGCTGGCTCAGAAAGAGCTGAACCTGCTCAAGACCTGCCTGGAAGGAAAGACTTTCGAGCTGCCAATTGCTGTGGATGTGGAGGATAACCGCCTCAAGAGCCTGCCTGCGACTGAGCTGACGAAGCTCGTCAAAATGGAGCTCAAAGAGATCGAAAAGTGGGGACTGTACGCCATCCTGTACACCTACTCGAGCTTTGCGGACTACAATCTTAATATGTGGCAGCTGAACGAGTTTGACCTGTGGCTGGCGTACTACCGAAACAAGCGTCCGACCCGAAAGCACGGCATGTGGCAGTACAGCTCCAAGGGCAATGTGGCTGGCGTGAGCGGCGTGGTGGACATGAACCATGTGTATAAGGACTACCCGGGCATTATTGCAAAAGCCGGCCTTACCTGTGTGAAAGGAGCGTGAAGCCCACGGAGAGCTTTATCTTGACACATCTGAATGAGATCGTGTCGATCCTGGTGGCAGGCATCATGGGCTGGATGGGTAAGACGCTCTGGGCGACCATTCAGGAGCAGAAAGCGCTGAAAAAAGGCGTGAAAGCGATGCTCCATGATCGATTGTATCAGAGCTGCCGGTATTATCTTCATCAGGGGTATGTGGACGTGGAAGGGCTGGCGAACGTCGGCGTTATCTATGAGGCATACCACGAACTGCATGGAAACGGCACCGGCACGAACCTGTATGAGCGAGTGGAAAGTCTGCCTGTCCGGGAAGAACACGCCATGACGTGAGAGGAGATTTCAAAATGGAACAGAACACGACCGTGACCGCCGCAACGTGGGCGAGAACCATCTGCCTGCTTGTGGCGCTGCTGAACAGTCTGCTGACCGCCTTTGGCAAAAGCCCGCTGCCCATTGACAACGAGCAGCTCCAGCAGGTGGTAAGCACCCTCATCACCGTTGTGGTGGCCATTATCAACTGGTGGAAGAACAACTCCTTCACCAAGGAGGCCATCGAGGCAGACGAACTGTTTGCACGGCTGAGGGCGGAGAACAACGCCAGGAAGTAATCAAAATGGAGGAAAAGTCTATGGAAAAATATGGTGCCGCTGGGCATTGATATTTTCATGGACTTTTCTTTTTTGAGTTGTCGGATTTGAGCGATTTGTCGATGGATATATGCCCCGGCATCTGGTATAATAAGGGCACGATAAACAACTTGCGCCTATACCTGTGAAGAACGGAGAATACCTCACAACAATTAGGTAAATTTCCTATCATAAAAACGGTACCACTGCCAGCCGTGTGGAGCGGGCCATCCGCCACGCCATCGAGGTGGCGTGGGACCGGGGCGATGTGG